GCGTCTCCCGCGAGCGTCACTCCGCCGCTGCCCGTCGCCGCAATCGTCTGCGGGTGCGTGCCTGTGATCGTAATGCCCGCGCCGGCCGCGAGGTCCGTAGCCACAGTGACGATAGGCCCAGTCGGGTTGGTGACTGCGATGCCTGTGCCCGGGTCTACCTCGGTGATGGTCCCTGCCCCACCCCCGCCAACGTCTTGCCAGCCCGTAGCCGTCTGCACCCGCACCTTGTCCGTGTCGGTTGCATAGCCGAGCGTACCTACCTCGGCGTTGGTCGGCTCTTGGCCTGACTCGCCCGTAGGTAGTGAGAGTCTAGTTGTCTTTACCCGCGGTGACTTCAGTGGCATCTAGATAGATTCTAGCATGCTCACTTCTTTTTCTTTACACGCATGGGTAGCTTCGAGACCTTGACTCCCTTGACTCGAGTTTCGAGCTCAGGTCTTGAGATCTTTCCTTCGCTGAACAACGCGCCGAACTTTCGTGCCTGCGCTTGGCTTTTGGCTTTTGGCATAACTCTGTCGAAACGGCGTGAACACTCGGGTTAGAGCCGTCGCGGTAAACTCTTTGTCCGACGCTACAACGGCTGTCGCTAGGTCGAAGTGCACGAACCGATGCGTGTTGTCGAGGCGCCAGCGGTAGGTGACTTTGCTCTTGATCGGGAAGTAGTTCGCGGTCAGGAGCTTGGCGAAGGTATCGGCGAACGTGATGGTCGTATCCGTATCCACCTCGAACTGGATCTCGGTCGCCGTGTGGATGTCGAGCTGGTAATAGGCGCCCGTATCGGCAAGCGTGAGCACGTGCCTGGGGGCCTGAGGGGGCTCGGAGTTCCAGATGAGCTCTGCATCATAGAGGCTCACCGTCGCGGCACCTGTGCCCTGCAGATAGGGCGCAGCGCTGCCTACCTCGAAGATCTGTGGCCGGCTGTTGAAGTAGAACGGCACGTTGGTCGGAGCCGTCGTTTGACTCCCCCATGCCAGCTGACAAGCTGCGCTCGAGGCGATCAGCTTGAGCCCCGGCGCGATAGGCCCGAGCAGCCCTGGCGAGGTGAGCTGCATGACATTGGTCGGCGGACCGATGAGCGGCGAGTAGGCGATCATTGGGCGACCGTCACAGTCCAGGCCCCGCCGCCCGATGGGATGACTCCCAAGTAGCGTGAGTCCTTGTTGAGCGTAAACCGATAGTCAGCACCGGCATTGAGCGCAAAGAACTGGTCCGCAGCGGCAAAGTCGAGGTCGGCTTGTACAGCGGCAAACCGGCAGAACACTATCTGGTTGAAATAAATGATGGTGTCTTGCGACCCGCTGATGCCCAAGTCGAACCATGCATTGCCCGTAGACCCATAGCTAGCGATGAGCCGCGGTCCAGATATAATCTTGCAATAAGGCATCTAGCTAGACTTCCCGACGAACGTCACGGTCACTGTGGTCGAGCCGCTAGCCGCCTGTATCGCCATCCGTCTCGACGCCGCCGTTAGCTTGAAGCGCATGGGCGAAGACGGGTAAACCGGAAATGGGCTCACCGAGCTCAGGTCGTCAGCGGTCGAGCCGAAGACGACTAGGACGGGGGCCGAGGGCGTGATGTAGACCTCTGCGCGGCTGGTCACCCCGAGGTCATAGACCGCTTGGGTCGTGGTCGCTGGATACGTGCCGACGTACGAGGGCGCAGCCATGGGCGTCCAGCTATCGTCGACTGCCGCGACGTAGGCCCACACGCGCGAGGAGGCGATGCTGCTCAGCATCATGAGACGCGGCTCGGAGCGCGGTACGCTCATGAGAAACGGGGCTTGTGCCTCGAACGGCACCAGGCTGCCCGCAAGCGGGATGCCCGGCGCTATCATGCGAATGCTTGTCGCGGCCTCGAACACAACGCAGTTGATGCCTGGCGTCAGGTCCAAAGCGCTGTTGCTCGAGAGCGCGAGGCCTTGCCGCAGATTATAAATCGTCGGAGGCAATAGCGCGGGCACGAGCTCGAACGCGTTAGACATTCCCGCTTACATCATAGCATGTGAGCGTATATCTAGATGCTAACTAGCTAGTGTTGCGTATCCTCAGGCACGGTCAGCACGGCGACTCCCACCCGCGGGGCTTTGGGCAGGCTCTCGGCTATATGTTTGAAGTAATCCTCGCGCTTGAAGGTGTGCTGCAGCTCTGCGGCTGCCGAGGCGAAGTAGCAGATAAAGAGCAGAGCCGTACGGTCATTGGGCAGACCCGACTGGCTGATGTCGGCGACTACCTCGCCGATGCGCTTGAGCACCCACGATTCAATTCGCTCAAGTTCCTGCTCGTCGACTTCCGTTCTTTCTGGCATAGCTCCAGAATACCCGCATGCCCCCACATAAGCCCAAGCCAAACTACGACGACGCCGACCAGCACAAGCTCCGAGTGACCGTTGCCGACGAAGTCGAGCGCGTTTTCAAGAAACACAACATCGGGGGCATTGTCGTGCTCGTCTCCGCGAGCTCGGCCGCCTGGCGCTTCGTGCTGCCGAAGTGGGCGATGCTCGCGCCCCATGCCGATGGGTTCATTCTTCAGGTTCGAGGCTCGACCGAGGCGGGGCGTCAGGCGACCGAGTCGACCATTCACCTCGTCTCGTCCATCCGCTCGATCTGTGCCGACTGGGGCTCGTTCTTCGGGCGGGTGCACAAGCAGATCAAAGAGCAGATGGGCGACTCCCTCATCGACCCGCCCTTCAGTGGCACCGACTCCCGCCCCGACAAACTTGGCGGCAAGAACTAGGTCGTCTCGGGGGGCGTTTGGGAGCTTGGATCCACATGATCCGCATGATCCGCATAGAATTCCAAAACTCCCAATGGAAGTGTAGATCCCCCCTTCTCTACCCGCATATGTAGCCAACACTGGCTACGTTTACCGCATATGTCTTCTAGTAAGAATGTTTCTATATATTATATGGATCATATGGATCCACTCTTATAACTACACGGAATGAGCCAACTTTCGATGGATCCACATGCGAGTCGGCGATGTGGATCCGATAAGGATCCAGCGGATCCACTTTTCAGCGTTTTGGATCCGCTTCGCGCTTTGGATCCGCTTTGGACCACATCCGAGTCCGCGTCGCGCTGTCCCCTTGGCGCGGTGCCCGCTTTTGCTCCCAACCGAGCTTCCGCATGACCCTCCCTAGCCTGCGCGCGTCAGATACATTCATCGCCGAAGGCAGCCCAACCGCTGCCCCGAGATCGGCCATACGTACTGCCACCCACTTGCCGTCGACGACTTGGCCGGCCTCGAGCGAGTCCTCCCCCCAGACCTTCGCCGAGACAGGCAGCGAGAGCCAGCGCTCGAGGATGTCTACCCACGGGTCTCTGCTCTCGTGCTCTGCATGCACGCCCAATAGCCACGAGCTCTCCGCGTCAGAGAGCCACCACGGTTCGCCAGCCTCAAAGAGCGCCCTACCCGCAGCCCAGATCATGTCTCGCAGCTGCCGCAGCCGAGTCAGGTCGAGTCGACCAACGACAACGGGCCAGAAGCGGCGATTCTCGACATCGACCAAGAACTCATCTTCGTTCGTGGTACCGGCAATCGCGGCGGTTCGTAGAACGGTGCGCGCTGACCGGGCGTACGCGGGTCGTACGGTTGCCTCTCTGGCAGACAACTCCTGCTTGATCGACTCGATGCTTTTACGCGACATATGCGCCAGCTCGCCATATTCAATCACGGCGAACCGTGAATAGGCGAGAGCTGCATCGCGACCATCTACCGAGATACAGTCGCTAAAGCAGCACAGCTGTAATTCTTCAGGAAACAGCTCGCGCAGGTAGCTCGATTTACCGACGCCTTGTTTCCCGACCAGCACGATAGCATTGTCAAACTTGACACCAGGCCTCAACTGTCTAGCCACAAGACCAATGTGCCAACGGAGACTAATCGCTCGGTTGATAGGCGTGTCGTCAGCCTGCAACAGCTCGACAAGCAAGCTAGATAGAAACTTTCTAGCCGACTCAAGACCGTCTGACCATTCGCGCGCCATGATGTAGTCATGCAAGCAGTCGACAGGCTTGTCCTCAGCCACATTGAACAACAGCTCCTTGGCACGAGATAGCGTCACGTTCATGCCATAGGTAGTCTTGAGCCACTTGACTAGCCGCAGCCCGTCAGTCTCGGGTATCGGGTCACCGACCTTCGCCGAGTTAGACCACGGGCACTCAGCTGTGTAGACAGCGACCTGCTTGCGCCTATCCGCCCCGACGCACGCTGCATTCTCGAGAATGAGAATCAGGTTGCAGTCAGTGTTGGCGACTCGACCGTTGTCATTCGCCACGACGGTGGTATTCTCTTCCTGCTGAACCTTGACGCCATAGTCCCAGCCGCGGTCGAAATGCAACTTAGCTGCCTGCCAGTCGACAACCGGCTCGACCATGACCGTATTGCTGCGCAGTGTCTGTTCGACTAGCGCCCAGCTGTCTTCCTTGTCGAACGTCGACTGACCCGACCGCACCCAGATAGCGCCGAGCCCCGTTCCAGATTCTACCAGCGCATTCGCTTTGTTGATGCGCACGGTCCGAATGCGTTCGATGTGACGGTCGATCTGGCTCCCCACCCCATTCAAGTCGAGTGAGACTATCCCGTTGCCGACTTCAAGGGGCGCGCCGTCTTGGCAGACGTACACGTACCGGTCCCTATGCGCCTCGAACACAGACGGCAGAAAGAAGCACGACTCCGGTCCGACTTTCGTCTCGTCGGCCGGCAGACCCAGCTTGCCGCGCACCGAGTGCCACAAAGACCGATACGTCTTGGCATCGACGGGTCGGGCCAGGGGGATGATGACGCGGAGCTTGGTTCGGCCGGCGGAGAGTAGGGCGCCCTTGGCTGTCGAGTGCACGCACCAGCAGTCGACTCCCTTGAGGCACCCGAGCACGCCCTCTGCCCGGACGCCGTCGAGCTCGCCCTCGCGGTCGAGGTCATAGACAAGGGCAGACGACCCGACGACGGTCTTGGCCGAGCGGCGGTCACCCTCGAAAACGCTCGGGCACCAGAGCGGCGAGCGGTCTTTGGCCTCCTCGATCGCCTCTTTGGTCGGCTCGCCCTCGAGCCAGGTGAGCGAATCAGGGGCGAAAAGTCTGGAGAAGGCGGCGAAATCTAAGGTGGTTTTCTTGCCGGTGGCGTAGTTCTTCTGCTGAAACGTGGTAATATCGAGCACGGGATCGATTCTTTCTATCTAGATGGGAGTTAGCAAACAATGGGCAGAGTAGGGCGCAATCAAGACAACCTCTCGGTTCGCACGGTCAAATGGGGATGTGCGTATCTGCGCGCAAGCACGGGTGAGCAGGCTCTATCTATCCAGGCGCAAAGGGACGCCATCGAGAAGTGGGCGAAGCTCTACAAGGTTGAGATCAAGAAGTGGTTCGTTGACGAGGGTGTGCACGGCGACACGGACCCCATCGAAAGACGGGGCCTACGTGAATGCCTTCAGTTCGTTGGTAACCGGGCAGTCGACTATGTCGTGATCGCTCTGCGAGATCGGTTCTCGCGCGACACACGCATCGACGGCTTTTGTGAGTATTTCATCAATAAGTCTGGGGCGGCGATTTACTCCTGCGACGAAAACCCCGACGAGCCAGACAGCCCGCAGCGGTCCCTGTTGCGCAACATACTCAAGAGCATAGCGCAATACGAACGCGAGCTCATTGGCTGGCGCACCCGCGAAGCACTCGGGGTTCTAAGAAAACACGGCGCGGTGTTGGGGCGCCCCCCAAAGCACAAGGCGGCCGAGGTCGCTGTGTTACATTATGTAATCGAATACCTGCGCAGCTACGGGCTCAAGGCGCCTGCGATTTACCAGTATCTCGCCGAGCAGGGCTTCCCGAAGATCAACGAGCCCACCGTCACGTTCTTCTTCGAGCGGCGCGAGAAGTCCACCCGCGTGAAGCGCGTCAGCGCGCATAGTTTCCACGCGATTCGGCACTGGCTGCGCCCCTACTTCAGACAATACGTATGGCAAACATCACCGACGCCGTTGGCGTCATCCTCACCCGTGACAAAACCGGGCGCTATGGCGCCCACCGCGTCGCAGTTATAGACGGCAAGCTCGAGCACCAGCGCGAGCTCACGCAGGGCCGGAGTAAGCCTTCGGCTGTGCGCGAAGCCGCGCTGGACCTCGACATGATCAGCCTCGAGATCAGCCGCAACCTCATCAAGCTCGGGGGAGACGAGCAGTGAGCTTTCTCATCTTGAGCGCGGTAGCCATCTGCGTCGTGTCCTTCGTCGTGTGGGATCTCGGCTGCCGCTACCTCGCCGCGCAAGACGTCAAGACCGTGAGCGACGCCCTGGCTGTCTATACCGAGCGTCAGGACGCCATCACCAAGACGTTCTTGGCCAGCATCGTCGAGCTGATCAACTGCAGCGAAGCCGACAAGAAAGCTCTGCGAGAGAAGTACGTTGCGGCGGGGTTGCGTGGTAGGGTCTAGCTGCCGGGTGCCGTCTGTGGCTTGTCCAAACTCGCTCTGAGGTCACGGTGCCCGGCTCCTCCATTCTTGAGCAGCTAGCGGCTGACGCTGGCGTCGAGCTGACCGAGCCGCGCTGGGGCAGGGGAGTCGTTGCCGATGCAGAATTCCTACGTATCAGGGCATTACCTCGCCGCCCTGGGCATGAGCTATTACCTCTTGAGCTGGGCGACCGGCCTCTCTTTGACGTTCAACGCCGGGCGCTGGCCGAGCTGGCTTCCACGCGTCGACTGTGCATGTTCGCGAACGTCGGTGCGGGCAAGCTTCTCGTGGGGGCGCTTGCGCCTGTGGTTCTCGGCACACGTGCAAACCTTCTAATCACGTATGCCCAGCTCCTCGACAAAACGCGCCGCGAGATAGGCGCCGCCTCCGAGCATTGGCCAGTCGACCCGGACGCGTGGACGTACGTCTCCGCCGAGCGGCTAGTCCGTAGCGGCCATCTCGAAGCCGCCTGGGAGCTTATAGTTGTCGACGAGGCCCATCTGTTCCGGCCCGGCTCGGCCCGCTCCAAGGCCTTCCTCGCGCATCTAAAGCGGCATCCTGAGACCGCCGTCGTTTTGCTCACGGGCACACCGGGCGACGACGACTTGCGAGACGTCGCGTTCCTCGCTCAGCTAGCTCACGGTCCCACGCACAGTCCCTATCCGACGAAGTGGCACTCGCTCGATCAATGGCATCGCGCGTTATCTGAGCGAGTCGAGCAACGTCTGGAGGCCGGGTGCCTAACCGAATTCGTCGGTCCCGCGCCGGCCAATGATGTGACGCTCGATACGGTCCGCCTAGCGGTAGCTGAACATGCTGCTAGATCACCAGGCCACCTAGTTTACCGGCCCGCGCAGTCCGTTTCGTGCAGCCTCTACCTGAGCTCAAGCACGCTGCGCCGGCCGCCGTCTCGCGACCTCGAGCGCGCCTATGAATCCACACGTACACACGGCCACTTGGGTGACTACGAATTCGCCGAACTACCCGCCGAGCGATGGCGCCTGCTCCGGCAGCTCGGGCTCGGTTACGCGAAGGTCATCGACCCGCAGCCGCCCGAGGAGTGGAAACTCGTTCGACGTCTTTGGGCATCGATATGTGCGGGCTACGTCGGCACGCGCTATCCCGACGTTCGTGCACTCGAGCAAGCCGCGTCAGATCCCGCACACGAGCTACACACTTCATTGGCAGCGTGGCGTGCAATCGAGCCCAGTTTCAGGCCGGCGCATAAGGTCCTATGGTACGATGACTTCGTAGTCAGATGGTGCATCGAATGGCTGCAGAGCGAGAGGGGATTACTATGGACGCCGTATCCAGACTTCGGCGAGACAGTCGCTTTAGCCGCTGGTTTACCGTTCTTTCATCGCTTGGGAGTCTGCTCACGCTTTGGCTCCATCGAGTCGTATGGCTCGCCCACGGGGGCAGTCCTATCGATTCAAGCGAACTCGACCGGCAGGAATCTTCAAAGGTGGTGCCAATCACTCGTGGTCGCATCACCAGCCAAATCAGATGTATTGAATCAGCTCATCGGCCGGACACACCGAACGGGACAGACCGCCGAAGCAGTAAACGTCACGTTTTGTTTTAGCTGCGGACAGCACATCGATGCAGTCGAACGCGCACGTGAACGCGCCCGGTTCGACGCTAGTTTAGGTGGCAACGAGGGGAACAAGCTCCTTGATTGCGACTGGTTAGTTGACACTACTCGGCCCCGAGGGCCGCTATGGAGATCGTAATCGTTTATGGGTATGCATGCACTCGATCTGAATTCTGAAAAGGTAGATGGTGGCGGTAAAGGCGTCTATCTAGAAGCTGGTAATCATGAGCTCGAGGTCACGGATTGGAAATGCATCGAGACGCGCAAGAAGGGCGATGCGTTTATCGTTGACTTCAAGGTGCTCAGCTCGACGACACACGAGCCAGGAACTGTTCGCAACCTCTATATCCCGGCGTCAAACGACATGGCCGCGGGTAAGATCAAGCGCCTCTTGATCGCGCTGATGGGTCTGCATCCTTCTGCCGATGCGGACAAGATCGCCAAAGAGGATTGGAACAAGATGTTTCGCGCGAGCCTGAGTCAGCCCAAGCTAGTCATCGGCAAGCGCGTCAACTGCAACGGCACAAAGCAGCTGAAAGCTGAACCGAAGAAGCTGGCGCAGCGCAAGCCATCGCTGCTCGACGATCCCGAGTTCGTTGCTGACGCCTACTACCTCGACCTGCACTTCACCCCTCATGTGAAAGCGGCTAACGATAATGCTCAACAATGAGATCCGAGGCCTCGTTCGTGAAGTCAGGTTCGCGCTCATCCGGTTCGAGGAGGAGGCCGACATAGCCCACCTCGACGACGCCCTCGAGATGTTCACGCACCTTCACCAAATGTGCGACGAGATAGCTCCTGCCGAGCCCGAGCCGCTGCCTGTCGCTCCAACGGGGGCTCGTCCCAACTGACACATGCTGGCCGAAGATATTCAGCACGACCTCTTGCACAGGTGTGTGCATGATCGGCGCTGGCGTGATCTGACGCAGGCGTGTTTCCTGCGCCGGTTTCGCGACGAAATCGCGGGCCTCGATGATGCGGTTTTGTCCACGCACGACGTGTACCTGCCGATATATCGCGCCGACTGCACCGTTTATCACCTAATCACTGGCTACACGGTGCTCGTGGCGGGAGACAACTGGAGCTTATTCGAGTCGGCCGAGCGAGTAAAGCGCACCGCCTGCATAAAGGCATACGCGAACTACGTTCGCGGCTGCTGGCTAGCTACCCCGCCCAAAGCCCCCGGCTACTACGCCGTTCGTGACAGGCAGGGCAACCAAAGTTACCGAGAAATCAAGATCGTAAACGGGCACCTGCGCGACATCAGCTCGCGCGAGTTCTTGCCGCCCGGCGTGGTGACGAATTGGCATGGCGATTGGTGGCATCTGCCACTGCCGCGCCTGCCTGACTGAAAAGCAAATGCTCATAGCCGTCGACACAGAGACGGCGCTCATCGGCAGGGGAGTCGACTTAGCGCCGCCTCTGGCTTGCATCACTTGGTGCGGACCAAGCATGCAGCCAGAGATCATTCATGGCCGCCATGGCGAAGAGCTATGCGCTTGGCTCTTCGCCGAGCACGAGCTTACTGGCGCCAACTTCGCTTTCGACGCGTGCGTACTCATGCGCGCTTACCCAAAGCTTACATCTCTCATCTATCGAGCATACAAGGAGGGCCGTGTTCGTGACATCCAACACAACCAACGACTTATCGATCTTGCTGGTGGTTGCCTCAATGGTTATCGGCTTTCTACTGGGGTGTCTCACCCTTACTATTACAACCTCGCTGCGTTGTACGAGCGCTACGGTTACGGCGCCCTCGACAAATCGAAAGACACTTGGCGACTACGTTATGCCGAGCTCATCGGAGTCGATCTGCGAGATTGGCCCGATGACGCAGTCGCCTATGCTAAGCTCGATGCCTTAGCGACACTACGCGTCGACAGATCACAGCAAGCCTTCGCTGAGTTCATCGTAGATGGGCCAGCCCAAGCTCGCGCGGCCCTGGCGTTGCACCGCCAATCGATCCGCGGAATGATCACAGACGGGCGCACAATCGAGTCGTACCTCGACGAGGTCGAAGTCGACATAGCGCGCGCCAAAGCCCTGTGTGTTGATCACGGGCTCATCCGCGGCACGATAAAGCCTAACGGCAAACTGCAACCTGCCTCGAAGGTTGGTACGCGCGACACGAAGGCTGCCAAAGCACGCATGGTCGAGGCATGCGCGGAACTCGGCATAGAACCGAAACGTACTGACGGCAAAGACATATCGCTCGACGCGGAAGCGTGTCGAGACAGCGGCGACCAGGTCATGCAGGCCTATGCGCTGTACACGTCTGCGGCGAGTGTGCGCGAGCGTGTCAGGCAGCTACGCGAAGGCGCCAACGGGCTGCCCTTACAGACCGAATACAACATCATTTGCGCGAACGGGCGCACCTCGAGCCGCGAGCCGAAGCTGCCGCTCATCGGCTCCAACTTTCAGAATGTCCCGCGCGCCGGCAAGATGCGCCAGTGCTTCGTGCCGAGGCCGGGCTACTGGTACGCGTCGGTCGACTATTCGATGGCCGAGCTCCACACGGTGAGTCAGTGCGAGCTCTGGCTGACTGGCAAGAGCAAGCTGGCTGCGGCGCTCAATGCGGGCCGCGATGTGCACTGCGAGGTCGCCGCGATCCTGCTCAAGTGCAGCTACGAGGAGGCCTTTTCAAAAAGAAAAGAAGGCCGCTGGGCGCTCGCTCGGCAGCAGTCGAAAGAGGTGAATTTCGGCGGCTGGGGAGTCATGTCGGCGACTCGACTCTGGCAGCAGATGAACAAGAAGCGTCAGGAGTGGGAGCCGAAGGTCTCGCTCGAAGAGGCCGCTCGGATCATGCGTGCATGGCGCGAGCGCTGGGAGCCAGACGACTACTTCGCCGCGATCCGCCGCATGTTTCAAGATGGCGGGCGCGACTACGAAGAGACCTGCACCTACCGGCAGTTCATCAGTGGCCGAGTGCGCGGCCAGGCGTTCTTTCCCGATGCAGCCAACGGCATCTTCTCCGGCCTAGCTACCGATGCGATCAAAGCAGCACTGTTCGATTTAGCTCTGCGCTGCGATACAGACCGGCCCGGAGACGACCTCTTTGACTGTTACCCTGTGCTATATGTCCATGATGAGATCATCGCTGAGCTACCGATAAGGCGCGCTCACGAAGCGGCCTACGCGATGACTGACGTGATGCTGACTGCTTTCAATCGTTACACGCCCGACGTGCCTGTGCGCGCCGAGCCCGCACTGATGACAGCGTGGTTCAAGAAAGCTGAGCCCAAGTTCGAGGAGGGAAGACTAGTACCGTGGATGTGAGCGAGTACCACGAGTCCGTGATCTTGGCCAGCTGGCTACGCGCACGGGGCCTTGTTTTCTCGCACATTCCTAACAGCACGTACACGCCGAGTCACGCTGCCAAGGCGAAGAACAAAGCCATGGGCGTGTCGAAGGGTGTCCCCGATTATCTGATTCTCTTGCCGGGACGCGTTGTGTTCGTCGAGCTGAAGCGCCGCCATGGTGGTCGCGTTTCACCCGAACAGCTCGAGTGGGGTGAGGCTTTGGTCAAGTCCGGCGCGTCCTTTTCTGTTTGTTATGGCGCTATGGAGGCAATCGCCTTCATTCAAGAATTATCTTCGTTATGACAGAACTATTAGCCTTCTGCGGCGCGCTTTATTACGGCTGCGCCATGGTCATCATGGCCTATCAGCTGAAGCGCATGTTGTCTGAGCAGTACCCGTTCTTCGTCGCCGTGCCGGCCGCGTTCGTCGCAGGCATCTTCTGGCCCGGCGCTATCGCCCTAATGTTTACCGAGAAATAGCCATGCTACGCGAACGTGCCCGTACCTACCTGAATAACACATCCCTCGAAGAAGTCGCCGCGGTCGATGACCTGCCCGAATATGAAGAGGCAGTCAAAACGGTCTTAGATTGGCTCGAAGATCTCGAGCTGCAGCTACAAGAGGCGCAAGACGAGATCCTCGAGCTCGAGACCAGCCGCTATGACGGATGATCAGCTTCGCTACAACGCTGACAAGCCGAAGCTGAGCGACGTCTTCGCCTCGGCACGTGCTCTCGAAGAGCTCGATGCTCTCGACGGCACCGACCTCGAGCACATCGGCGAGCAGCACTTCCTGACCTGCGCGACGCTCGAGATTGCGCGCTACCTCGACCGCGGCCCGACCGCATCGCTAGCCTATGCTTTCGTGGCAGTCATCGCCGAGCTCGAGCGCGAGCTGTCGCCGGTCTTCGATTACGACGCCAACGTACCGTCGAATCTCGTCGAGCTGTTAGGTCGCTTTCCGCAAGCCTTCCGCGAGCTATGTAAGGTCTATGAGTACGGCTCGAAGAAGTATGCGCGCGGGAATTATCGCAAGGGTGCGCCCCTAACAACTTATCTCGACAGCGCGCTCAGACACATTCTCGCTTACGGATCAGGGGAGACGAAAGATGTTGAAAGCGGTTGTCACCACCTCGGGCATGCGCTGTGGAATCTGTGGATTGCCATGGATCAGCCCCCAGTGCGTGATGACCGCCTGCCTGCCATTCGCGACTGGTACGACCCATCGACATCTGTGCGGGGGTTCGCCGATGACGAGTGACGCCCTGACCGGCTTTGCTACAGGTCTGCGCCAAGACAGACCGCAAGACATTGGCACGCCGCTTTCCATTCTGAGCGCGGTGTCCGAAGCGATGGGTTGCATCGCGCTCGACCCATGCGGCTCGCGCATCTATCCGACTGGCGCCGATAAGACCTACTACCCCGAAGACGATGGCCTGAAGCAGGACTGGGTCAACGGCACATTCGTCAACCCGCCGTTCGAGGACCTGAAGCTGTGGCTAGCCAAGTCCGCGGCTGAGTACCAAGCCGGCGTGCGCGAGCAGTGTTTGCTCGTGCCGGTTCGCCCGCGCAGTCGCTGGTGGGCGGACTACATGCACGACATCCCGAGCTGCATTGCTTGGCTGAAACGCGTGAAGTTTGTCGGTTTCGCGACCAGCTATCCCGAGTCGCTGGTGCTCGTTTACACGGGCGTGTGCGTGCCGGCGTTCAAAGGCCATGTCACGCGCGCGGGTCTCGCCAACCTGATGACGGGGCGGCTCAATGAGCATTAGCGCGTCGCACCTGGGGCTCTGGAAGCTCTGCAAACGGCGCGAGGCATTCACTTACCGCCAAGGGCGGCGCGGGGCCGCTGGCGACTCGGCAGAGGCCGGCAAGCGGGTTCATGCGGCAATCGAGGGGTACTACCGCGGCGAGGGGCTAGCTGCTGAAGCCACTTGGCAGAATTACCCGATCGGCCAACTAGCCAAGTCAATGCTGTTGCTGCTACCAGCGGCGAACGACAACGGCATTCTCGGCGTCGAGAAAGACTTCGTCGCAGCCATCGACGGCGTCGAGTTCCACGGCGTCAAAGACCTCGTCACGACGACCACGGTTTACGATCACAAGACGACGTCGAAGCCGGCCTACGCAAAGACAGCGAAGCAGCTAACAACAGATGTACAGCGACTCATATATACAGAGTCCGAACCGTCAGCCGAATTCTTCCAATGGACAACCGGAATATGGGCGAATTCCAGCGCCCGCGCTGTCCATGCGCGCATCGACCGCGCCGCCGACCGTGAGCGCTTCAAGCTGCACGTGCTTTCCTCTGCTGAAGAAATGCTCTCTGTTCCAGCAGACATCGAGCCGCTGTCGCTAGAGCCGACGCTTAGCGCCTGCAAGATGTTTCCGCCAAAAGGCTGCCCTTTCCAAGCCGAATGTTTCCCCGAGGAGGCCGGTATGCTCACAGCTATATCCGAGTCACTACGAACTGTAAGACCGCTACCCGCACCTACACCTACACAACCCACCCACCTAATAGATATGTTGTTTATCGACTGCATGCCGCTGAAGGATCTCGACGCGCCAATGACGAGCTCGTGGGACCTGCTCGCGCAGGCCAACCGGACGGTCGCCGATGATCGCGGCGTGCATCATTCGCTGCTGGTTGATTACGGCAAAGGCCCTGCGATGGTCGCCTGCGAGGTGAAAGCTCTGCTCGAGGAACACCCGGTGAAATACCTCGCTTGGGAGTCGCGCAGCACCGAAGGCCGCGCCTGCCTGACGACGTTGGTGCCGCTAGCACGCGTCGTGATAAAAGGTATTTACTAACGGCACGACCTGACACATATTCAGTGACCCAATGACAAAGGCCGAACTGCTCGAAAGCATCGACGCCGGGCTGCTCATCGAAGCACGCAGCGGGCTCTTGCGCTTGCGCTTCACCGAGCTCGAGGCGTTCGTCTCGGCCGCGCATTCGAACGTGCGCATCAAGCTCGCCGACATGCACGCGATCAAGCACAACCCATACAGCCATGGCACGTTCGACTGGGCCGGCTTCGAATACACAGCCGGCAAGACGGTCGAGTTGCCCGATGGCCGGTATTGGCTGCCAATACCCACGATTCCGTGGGCCGAGTGCAAGTTCTCGGGCGGCGACTTCACCTCGAATGACTGGTCAACTCGATGATCGTGACGGCCCTGATCGACGTCGACGGCGTGCTCGTGGACCTAGCCACACCGGTGTGGCTAGCCGCACAAGAGATCCTCGACAAGCAGCTGCCACCCCCGCGTGAGTGGGCGGCCTACGACTTCGCCAAAGCTATGGGGTTGACGCAGTCGCAGGCCACACGTCTCTATAACATGTTGCGCAAGCGCGACAACCTGGCAGCGCAGATACGCTGGTACCCTGGCGCCATCGAGTTCGTGCACAGCCTGTTAGACTGTGGGATCGATGTATGTTTTGTCACAAAGCCATGGGATGGCATCTCGACGTGGGTTCGTGATCGACGACACCAGCTAAAGGAGCACTTTCCCGAGCAAGACGTCGAGTTCACATCGAACAAGCATCGGATCGCAGGACACTTCCTGCTCGATGATTGTGTCGACAACCTCAGACGTAACGTCATGCGAGGTTTACTGTTCGACCAGCCGTGGAACCGAGGCCCTGAATCCAAGGGCTACCGCCGCGTGCGCGGCTTCGAGCACGCATTCAAACGCATAGTTTTCGGAGAAATCGATGAAGAAACAGAAGTCACAGAGCTGGGATGCAGCGCGCTCAGCGTCACGCCGCCCGTTGCCACGCCCGCGCCAAGAGTTGCAGCCAGTCGGTGAACGACTGGAGATCGGCGTGCGTATCGCGATCACGCGGCGGCATGGCTGGTATGACAGCACGTGCGAAGCATGCGGCTTTCACGTCTGTAACTGCGCCGCGGCTGCTAAGCTAAAGGCATCCCAAGAGCCCGCATTCATAGGCCCAAAGCCCCCGGTCAACAGCGACTACATCTCCCTGCGCGACCTCGAAGCGGCGGAGCGGCGGATGATGGAGATCAAGGAAGCCGAGCAAACGATGAAGCTCTGGAAGAGCAAGCTCGAAGTCGCGCTCGAGGCCGAGAAGATGCGCACGGTCAACGCGGACCAGTTCTTCCGCCAGCTCGATCAAATGCAAGGGGTGGCAGGGCAGCAAGGACAGCAGATGCTGTCACCCTCGCCCGCCATGTCAAACAGTTGGCAGATAATGTCACTGCCGCCGGAGCGCAATGCACTCGGTGCAAGCGGCGACCTGAGCTCGGCCGTAGGGTTTGCGATGTATGCCGCGAATCGGCCGCCCTTGCGTGCAGACGGCTGAAGCTCCAGGCCATCACGGCCTACGGCGAAGTCTGCCAATGCTGCGGTGAAGAGTTTCTCGACTTCTTGCAGCTCGATCATATTCACAACGATGGTGCCGCGGAGCGGGCTGGTCGCGGTCCCCGCGGCACCAACTTTTATCGCGCGCTGCGCAAAGCAGGCTGGCCGCAAGGTCGTCTCGCTGTGCTCTGCGCAAACTGCAACGTGGCGAAGCACATAAACAAGGGGTTTTGCCCATGCAGACGCGCCAAGACTATGTCCATCCATTCCTATCCCAAGATCCATCACGAGGGCCACCGCGAGCTCAAGAAACTGTTCAACGGCCCAGTCGTTGTCGAAGAGAAAGTCGACGGGAGCCAGATCTCGTTCGGCGTGATCGACGGCGAGCTTTATGCGCGCTCGAAGGGCGCCGCGCTCGATCTCGACTCACCCGACAAGCTCTTCGCCTCGGCAGTCAGCACGATCAAAGAGCTTCGGCCAAAACTCGTGCCAGGTGCTGTTTACCGCGGCGAGTACCTGTCTCGACCGAAGCACAACACTTTGCCCTATGACCGTATCCCGGCACAGCACATCATGCTCTATGACATCGAGGTAGAGCATAACAACTATGTAGATAGACTCTATCTTGCTAACACGGCAGCCTACCTCGGTCTCGAAACGGTGCCCTGTTATTTCTGGGGCAAGCTCGCGAACTTCGGCGAATTAGCCCAATTCATGGGCCAGAAGTCCGCACTCGGCGGAGTCGAAATCGAAGGCATCGTCGTCAAGAACCACGGCCAGTTTGGCGCCGATGACAAACCTCTGATGGCCAAGTTGGTGCGCGATGGCTTCAAAGAGCTCAATTCTGGCGAGTGGCGTTCAGCGAATCCGACGCCGACTGACATCCGCGAGGCGATCGGTCGTCTGGTCAGCACGCCGGCTCGCTGGGAGAAAGCGGTTCAACATCTGCGAGACGCCGGCAAGCTCACCGAAAGCGTCAAAGACATTGGCCCCGCGATCAAAGAGCTCCAGGGCGACATCGACGAGGAGTGCAAAGAGCTCATCATTGAGCGACTTCTCGCGTGGGCTTTGCCGACGATACGCAGGCGCGCAGTCGCAGGGTTCCCCGATTGGTACAAAGCCCGCCTGGGTGCCGCTAACGATAACGATGCCGCTGAACTACCACTGGCGAGCTCTGGCACATGAGCTAGGGCAGGTGGAGCTGTTCGAGTCGGGCATGCGCCGGCTAGAGATGCTCGATGTCGAGTGGTACGAAGACACGAAGGCATCAATTCTGTTCGGCGAGAAATACGGTCTGTCACTGAAGCTCCAAGTGCACGATCCGTTCTACGAACGTATCGCTTTGGTGCATATCGACTATGTCGACTTCGAAGACGACATCGACGCTTTCGTTTTGAGCGTTCGCTGTGGCTATATCGGGCTAATTGAATCGCTTAGATCTGCTGCCATGGGCTGCAGCAAAGCGGACTGAATCCGCGCGAGGGGCAGGGCGGGGCCGCAATCGAGCACCCCGCGGAAGCCCGCCACCATTGACAGGTCGACGACCTCGACAAGTGTGGGTATCTGTACTCTGAGCTGCCGAATCAGGCGCTCCAGAGCGTACAGCTGCTCGTCTGGGTAGCGTTGCCAAAAGCCGATGGAACAGTTCGGCAATCGGTGCTTCGCGGCTACGATGTCGCGTTCCGGCAGCCTTTCGCCGGTAGAGACAGCGGTACCATCAGCCATGACGGGGCCGACATTGACTAGGGCGATGGCTACGGAGAAGGAGTTCACGCCGGTTCGTCCGCCGAACTCACTCCGGCCAGACGTCCATGCCACTTTCTCGGTCGGAAGAACTGTCAGGATCTGACCATCGCGACCTACGAGGTAATGCACCGACTGGCTCGATTTGCGGTCGAGATACCAGGCCTTCGCGGTCGCAAATGACTGCGAGCGCGTGTTACATAAGACCACGAGCGACGGTGCCACGAGGGCTCCGCCGCGATTCGGCGAATACGAATCTGACATCGGAGGATTATACAACATGGCTAGTTCATCAGCAGCAGCAACTGTCATTCGGCGCCCCATGCCAATCATCGAGCGCATGCGCATCCCCGCCGCGGTCTCGAAGCGCGAGCGCTTCATGGCCACGCCAGTCGGCGACAAGGAGCTCGAGATGCTCTGCGAGCTGATCCGCTATGACGGGTTGCAAGACATAGCTAAAGCAATCGGCATCTCAGAGCTGACGCTCTTGCGCGTGTGCTCGGGGTTCATCGACCGCTGCCGGCCCAAGTCGCAGCATGCCGTTCGGAAGTTCTTTGCGCTGAGCGCTAACGAAAAGTGAACCCAGAGGGAGCAAACCCGGTCGGCGTGTTCAAGTATTCGGAAGAAGTGCGCGCCAAGGCCGTCGAGATGTTTCAAGCCGGCAAGAAGCCGGACGAGATAGGCGTAGAGCTTGGTTGCAGCGGTGCTTCGGTCTATGTCTGGGCAACCGCAGCAGGTGTCCGCTCGCAGCGAACAGGCCCGAGCAAACCGGGGCCTAAGCCTGGCCAAAAGGTCAACCAGACTATGTCTGCGGAGGAGCGCGACACACTCATTCTAACGATGTTCAAGCAGGGCTTGGTCCCCGCCGTCATTCGCAAGCAGCTGGGGATCAAAGGCGCTGGGACGGTAGGAAACGTGATTAGGAAGCACGGCCTGAACCCCTACGAAAACACGCCGTCCAGACACATCCCATCAACTGGCGCAGACGCAATGAAGCCCGAACAAACGAACCTTGCTCTGCCGTTGTCTCCCGCAGAACAGATGCTCGCAGTCCGGGCCGCAAGGGCTCAGCCAGCGCCGGCCAATGAAGACGTACATGCGTTGCGTCGCACTATCGCAGCGCTGCGAACCGAGCGCGATGCGTTGCGCGCAGCGCTCGACGCCATCATTGGTCAGTGAGAGGAGCGGCGGCCTCAGCCTCGGCTAAGACCGCCGCTCTTTTGAATTCGTAACTCGCCCGTGCGACGCCAAGTTTTACCGTCAGCATACGTCTGTACTTCATACGTATCTCGTCGCTGAGATCCTCGCGCGGCTGTGCGATGAGCCGCTCGAGATGCTCAGCGGTTGCTAGGTCGAAGCTGCCATCGTCGAGAAGGCTCATACCGATAGGATCAGATTGGGCGCCACGGCAGTCGTCAGGGTGACTGATACCGAAGCTGGCGTCGGGATAACCTGCCCGAGCACGAGCGGCGTACCCACCGAGGCGAACGTAAACACCGAGAATTGCCCGATGTCGCATGCCAGGCCGTTAGCGATTCCAGGCTGGGTCGTCGCGGGCTGGAAGCGCGCAAACACCCAGATATGGCTACCCACCGGAGGCGTATGCGCGAGGTTGCCACCGTTCGAATAGCGACCCACGGAGCCCGTGTAGTCGGTCGCAGTCGTGTCGATGGCGCGGATGGTCAGCGGCTGAATCGTGCCGTCTGGAGCGTTCGGCGTGGTCGCAATGCCGAACTCCTGCGTGAGCGCACCAGCGCCCACAGCAGACGTTACGAAATAGACCTTGTTCAGCTTGATCGTGCGTGCGACCTGGCCGATGTACAGAAAATAGGCCGTACCGGCAATGGTCGGAAACGATGTTGCGAGCTGAAGCATGCTCGAGCATCGCAGTTGGGTGTTCTCGCCAAGCGGCGTGATCGCCGACTGGTCATATGCACGCAGCGCTGCGCCGGAAGCTAACCCGCCGCGATGCGCTGCATATCTCTCGTCATTTGATAGGGACATTCAATTCCTCGTCGATTTCTTTCTTTAGTTTCTCGTTGGCATCGCGGTAATCCGCGCTCTTATATCCTGACATACCGGCACTTAGACCTCGGCTCATATTAGGACTCTTGATCACATCGCCGACCGACTGGGCAATGCTGCCGTAGGTATGCAGTGAGCGCTGTTCGCCGAGCAGCTTATGAATTAGGTCCTGCGAACCACTACCCTTTTGCTCTTGCGCGGCGCCCTGAGCGACCTTGTCTTCGACACCCTTGATGAGCTCATGCTTGGCATTTGCCTTATCCAGCTGTGTTAGTAGGCTAGGGCCACCGATCGAATCGGCAGGCAAGTTGCTCGGGAGTTGGCCCGCAGCTTCGGCCTCTTTGAGCTTCTTTTTCTTCGCTGCCTTGAGCCCGTAAGCAATCGGCCGCATGGCCTCATCTTCGCCGGGTCGCATCGGTTTGTTGTTCTGCCGCTCGTGCTTACGCAGCTCTGACATCAGGTCACGCTGCACGGCGTCGGCCTGACGCAGCGTGAAGTGACTTGGCCCATAGTCTGGCGACATTGGCTCTGCCAGCTTGAGGCCTGGCGATGCACGCATCGGCTTGTTCTCGGGCAAGAGGTTCAATGGCTCGACGAGCTGGTTGCGCTTTGGCTGATACATCTGCGAAACGCCGCCATGCAGCCACTGCGATGCATCAGGAGGAGCCGGGCTTGTCGGCTGCGGGTTGAGCCCCGCTGGCGGCTGCGGGTGCAACGATGCACCGAGCGTGGGCTCCTCGAGCTGCGGAAAATGACCGAGGCTCGGCTGCGGGTGTGGGCCGGTGCCAGCGATAGGCACGTTCGGTCCACTCATAGCAGGGAAGGGGAACGGCTTCGGCTGGTAGCGCCCTGGCTCGTCAACGCGCTGCTCCGTGGGCAAGAGATTGATCTTCGGCGCCGTGTTAGGCGGCCTGACATAAGAGCCTGGCGGCGGTCTATGCGGCGGCAGAATAGGGTCGGGCGCGCGGAGGCGACTAGACACCTGGAACGGCGTGCGTGTCGACTGCGGCTGCGGCTGAAGCAACGCTTGTGCATGCGTTGGCTGCGCGATGCCGGTCATCGGTCGCGGCCGAACGTTCACGCGGCTTGGATCAGCGCCCTGTTGCTCGGGCAACGCCAAGTTGATGCTCGGTGCGTGCGGTGCGCCGGCTTGAAACGAAGGCCCACCGAGGTCGAGTTGAGGTCGATGCAGCTGCATCTGATTGGGCTCGACTTGCTGAGGGAAAGGCGGCGGGTTCGCGGGACCTAGCAGCTTGGGCTGTTCGAGGTCGTAGTCGTTGTGCGGACGAGAAGGGAAAGCGCCCGCGGGTGTCGCAGGCAGACGGCCGAGGTTGAGGCGCGCAAGCGGACCTTCCTGCTCGAACTGCTTGAAATCAGGCTCGAGGTTCGGCGAGCCAAGACCCAGCGGCGCGCGGTGGAACGACTCACCCACGCGAGGTTGCATGAGGTTCAGGCGAGTCGGCGCCTCTGCTGGCTTCGGGCCATTGACGACGACGGGCTTGGGCTTCTTGTTCTGTGTGCCATAGCTGCGCAGCGGATGCTTGGGCTGCTTGGGTTTGAACGCTTCGGGGATCTCGGGGCGATGCGGCTTGGCAGCTGATGGCTGCGGCTCCATGCTCGGGCGCGGCTTCGCAAAGTTAGGCAGCGAGGCCTTAGCTGGCTGCGGATAGTAGCCAGCAGGCGTCTCTGGTCGCGCGCCAAGCTTCGGCGCCGGTTTGGGCTGCGCCTTGGCAGGAGTCGGCTGCGGGTAGTGTCCAGCGCTCGGAGCCGGCCCCATGGGCGCGTCTGGGCGTGCGCCGAGGTTGGCCGGTGGTTCTACCGGCGGGTTCGCTGGCCTCGCTCCTGAGGGCGCTGGTAGCCTCGCAGGCGGTCCATGCTGCGGTCGTACGGGCGGTCTAGCGGTCGGCCGCTCATGAGGCTCGAGTGGCGGCTCTTGCCCTTGAAACTTGCCGACACCCTTGAGCTCGGGCTGCGGGAAATGACCTGCAGTCGGCTGCGGATTGCGGCCAAGGTTTAGGCGGCCTAGAGCCTGCTCTTCGAGCCATCGGTCGGGTGAGTCACCCATCGAAAGATTCGGCACCTCGAGCGACGGTCTAAAGCCGTGCGGCTGGCTTGGTCGAAGCTTGATCGAATCGGGATGCGTGCCGAGGTTCAGGCGATAGGGCGGACGCGAAGGCAGCTCGGGCGGCGGAGACGGAAAAGCACCCGCGGGCGTTTGCGGGTGCGAGCCCAAGTGATGCTGCAAAAGGTTCTGTTCCTCGTCCCAGTCAGTCAGGTGGTCGGGCGCATGCGGCGACGGCTGCGGATAGTGCCCGAGGGGCGCTGCAGGCTGCGTGGCAGGAGGCCCGGGGTCTCTGGGTGCAGGGGGTAGGCTCGGCGTTGGCGCGGCTGTAGGGGGCGCTGGCTGCGGGTAATGACCCGCTGAAACAGGCTGCGGAAAGTAGCCGGCGGGCGGCACTTCGGGCGGCGTCTCATAGGGTGGCCGAGGTCTCGGCTGGACCGGGTTGCGCACTTGGGGTGCACCCACCGCGCCCGAGCTCGGGAGCGTGACGTTGAGCGTCGTCGGGTCTGCCGGTGGTACGACCTTAGGCTCTGGAACGCTGCCGGAACGCTTCGCCTCAGCCCTCGGGTTTGATCGCGAGTCAGCATCGGTGAGCTTAGGGCCTTGTGGCAGCGGCGCGCGTTTGACGGGCGGCTCGGGCTCGTAAGGTTGCGGCTGGAGCTTGCTCAGATGCGACCGAACGACTTCTGCCTTTTCGGGCGCGTTCGCAAACTCGTGTGTCTTAGCCGCGGCCTCAAGGTCCGCGGCAATGTGTTCAGTCGGCACAGCGAGATCACCGACCGTTTCATTCACGACCGCGCCGTCTGGCAGCGTGCGTGTGCCGCCCGTGCTGGCGTTCATGACAGCATCGTGCGTGCGGCCAACTTCCTTGCCGGCAGCTGCCTTCCGGTCAGCGACGTTCGCAGCGAGACGGTCTAGTGAAATATCTTTGAGTGGGTTGTCGCCGGCTACATTGCTCGTATCCGGCAGTCCCATCTCTCGAGCTAGCGCACCGTCACGTGCAAACGCTGCGTGGTTGCCGTGTTTCGTGTTCTTCAACGCGCGAGCAGGTGAGGCGACAGCGCGACCCAGCTTCTCATTCGCTTTGGTCTTCAAACGCTGACCCAAAGCACTGAGCTCGGAGCCTACAGCCTCGCCGCCGATCACGGGCGCTGCAGCGATGAGCGCCGTGCTCATCGGATGCTCTGCGAATTCATGTCCGATCTGCTCGACGCGGTTGTCTTTGATCTGAGCGCCACGTGCAGCTGCTGCCGCGCCGAGGCCCTGCGCGCCGCGACCTACAAGCTTCGCTGCATGCGTAGCGTTGGGCAAAGCCTCTTCAGCGTCGCGCCCAAAACGCGCGACGTCAGCGCCCACCTTCTTCGCGGCATTGACGACTGCGCCCCCCGCGCCACGCAGCCTCGCAGCATATGCACCAGCTCTAGGGACGGCCTTGATGTAGTCGCTCGCGAGGCCGGCAAGAGGCTTCACGATGCCGCGCACTACCGGCGCAGCCTCGGTCGCGATCTTGCCCACTGTCGCGAGGCCGCGCCCGGCACCCGCACCGAGAGCCATGAACGCTGCGCCTTCACCCTCAGCTGTGCCCTCTGGGTGTCGTTCACGGGCTTGTTCGACAGGCTTCTCACGTACTGTTTGCGAGGGAGTCGCGCCGGCATAGCGCGCAGGTTTGCCGTCGACCGTGTGATCAGCGCTCGGTGCTCCGATAGCTCGAGCGCCACGGTTGAGCTTGTCGACTGCGCTGTCAAAGAGCTTGTTGACATAGGTACCGCCTGTGAGCGAGTGGTATGCACCCTCGGCCCAGTCACGGTATGCCCCTTCGCTCGGCTTATCCGGGTCTGTGCCCGAGAATGCAATCGGCTTATCCTTCGCAGCGATGTGTAGGCTCGTATCCTCGGCGTCGGGAGTCGACAAAGGCTCGCGCTCAGGCTTGGTGCCAGCGTCGGCCGCATGCTTCTCATACTCGGCCATGCCCGCGTCGACTTCGTCGTCGGGCACGCCTGCATCGCGAAAATGCTTGGCGACTGCCTCGGCGAAGGGATTATCGCTGGCCTGCGCTGCGGCTACTGGTGTTTTATTCTTGTCGCCCATTAGTATGCCTCAAGCTTGTAGTCTCCGCGCTCGTTCTCGTTGACACCTTTGAGGCCATCATTGAACACCGCGTTTGCCTTCTCTTTACTTGCGCCGGCTGGTATCTCTTGAATGGTTCGACCGTTTCTAGTTACACGCCATCTAGTTGGTTGCTTGTTGTCTCCCGCAGCCCTGCGTCCAGGCCCGGATACTTCGACGGGCTTGTCGCCGAACGGGCGCGAATGAGCTGGCTCGGCAGGCGTCGTCACCGAGACGTTCCCGCCCTTATCTTGTTCGAACGAGAAAGGCTCATCGCTCTCGAACATGCGCTGCTGCACATCGAACGGAAGCTTCGTGAAGGCCTGCAGCATGCGGTCGCCAGTCATTTGTGCCGTGTGTGCCCAAGACTTCGCCGCCGCTTCGCTCCACTTCTTGCCCTGCGAGCGTAGGTTATTCACGAAGGCCGCGAACTCCTTGAAGCCGGGGGTCATCGCAGCCGTGTCGCCTTCGACTTTGGCCGCGGGTTTGTCACCCGGGATCGCAGGCACGTTACCGTTGCTCGTGAGCGGATCGTTCGGCTCTTTGGCTGTTTGTTCCTTGAGCTCGACATCGCTCTTTTGCACGTCGGCCGGTGCGAGCACTTGATGCCCATACTCGTCGATCTGATGCAGGTTTTCGATGCCCGTCTGATGGATGCGCTCCCAAGTCGGATCGATCTTGCCGTCTTTCGTATGCACGACGGGCTCGGTCAAGATCGGAGGGGCTTGGCCGGTCCATGTGATATCGCGACCGTTCTTGTCCTTTGGCCGCGCGTCTTCGCCCTCGAAGCGCACGCCCTGATCACGCAGCCATTGCTTGCCGTTTTGTTTCAGCACTTCGTAGAGCGCGTCGTAGCCCTTGGTGCCTTGCAGCCAAGCCATGAAGTCGCCTGGCTCAAGAATGCGCGAACGCATCAACTCCTGCTCCCACTCTTGAGGCACGCCGAAGTGATTCTTTTCGCGCACGATGTCGCGGAGCTCGTCGGCCCACTGCTTGCCGCGCAGCATGAGCGCCTGCGCCTCTTCGTAGCCGAGATACTTACCGAGAGTCTTGATGACTATCCCGCCGCCACCGACGAGCGGATTCATCTCTTGCAGCTTCTGTTGGATCTTCTTCAGCTCACCAATACCGCGCAGCAACGTGTTAGTCTGACTAATATGTGTCTTGACAGCTTCATAGTTCTCGGACTTAGACGGCGGCACGCCGTTTTCCCAAAACATGTTTGACGGCAGGTAGTAGTCGCGACGGCGATCAGCCATCTTCTTCTGATCGTCTACCCACTTTTCATATTCCTTTGTGCTAGTCGCATGGGTATCGTGAAATGCCTTCCACTCGTTGTCGTAGCGCGCCTGATCTCGCTGTGCTTTGATCCTGACCATCTCGCCGAGCTGCGGTCGCATCATCTTTAGGTCGGCATACGATGCATGCGGCACTTCGTTTTCCGTGAGCCAGCCTGCCGACTCGGTGATGATGTCGCGCCGCAGCTTCTCGGCCTTCGGGCTCTCGGGGTCGGCGTCGATTCGCGCCTGTTCGTTAGCAACAGCATCTTTGTGCTCGAGGCGGTCACTTGTAATCTTGCCTTGGTCGACCTCGAGTGCACCTCTGAGCGCTGCCATGCGCGAGGCTTCACTACCGCTGCCCTTGCCGCCCTTAGTCGCCGTGGCGCGGTTCTTTTCGATCTCCGACTCAGTCTTAGCTGTCTTGAGCAGGTCTTCATAGCGGTCGCGCTTGCGGCCGAAAAGTGTGTCAGCGAGCATGCCCGCGCCTTCACCGAGCGCTACGCGGTTCGCATCTTTCATGCGCAATGCCAGCGGCCGAGACTTCTCGTTCATGGCGACTCGCGAGCCGGCAGTCGACATGTTCGCGATCATGCCGGCAATGCCCTTGCCAAGCTTGTTCTCGCTCGGCGGTTCCCACGTCTTTTCGTCGAGCAAATAGTGCGAGTTCTTCGAGCCAGGCACCTTGGCGCCGCGGAGTTTGGCAGCTTGGTACCAAGCCGGCAGCCCAGTGCGCGAGGTACCCGTGAGCGGGTCAACCGCGTCGGTTTTGACGTCGTTGCCCATGCCGAAGTCATAGAGTTCGTTCGCGCCCTTTTTCCGCTGGTCTTCGCTCAGCAAGTCGTGCGTGAAATCGTGCGTGAAATCTTTCGCTGCCTCGGCGCCGGTAAGAGGCGCCTGGGCCATGCCCGTGTTCGGGTTCACAGCCTCGTCGTTGATGACCGTCTCGCCTGTTGCCTCTTCCTTCTTGGTCGCGGGAGTCGAACCGGCGGGCAACGCACCAGCAACAGCTTCAGGGATCACCGCGCGGATGTCCTGGCCGTTAGGCACGACTGCGCCGCCGCCTTGTGCGGCCTCTGGGTCTTCTAGGTCGTAGTAAAGACTCATCCGAGGAACCCTGTGTCCTTTGCCTTCGACTCGAGGGTCGAGGCCTCTGTTCCGAGCTCTTTGCTCAGGTCGGTCGCCGCGCCGCTCTGCAGCGTCTGGCCGGCGGTGTTCGTGCCCATCGTACCAGTAGCCAAGCCGGACTTGATGTCGTTGGCCGAGGTGAAGTCGCCGCGCTCGCGGCCCGTCTCGCCCAGCTGCGCGTTAGCCACACCAGTCGCCCTGGTGCGCTGCTCGGTGTTGCCAGCGTTCACGGCGCCGATCTGCTGCTGGCCCTTGAAGTTATTATATTGCTGATGCAACTGGTTGTTGAACTGGTCCATCGCGTTGGCCAGCGAGCCCTCTTGCAGGTCTTGTGCGCCCATCGCTTGCCCAGCCGCTGTGTACTGACCCAATGCCTGCATCGCCCGCGCTTGCGCGCCTGCGTTCGCCTGCATGTTCTCGAGCGAGCGCTGCTGGCCCGTGCCCTGCTGACTCATTGCGTTGCCGAGGAGCTCTGCGCCTGAGCCGTACGCGCCTCGAGCCTTGAGGCCCTGGTTCAGCGCTTCGCGGTTGCCGCGCTCGTTCTGTTCCTGCTGCCTACGCGCCATCTCGCGCATGAGACGCTCTTGCGCCGTCTCCTTCGTGTCGGTGAGCGCGCCGAGCTGCCCGAGCGCCGAGCTCTGCGCGTTCTTTGCCTCGCCCGAGCGAAACGCGTGGTTCTGCGCATCGCCGACGTAAGACATGAAATTCGGGTCTTTGAACAGGTCGGCAGGGTTCTGCCAATTGCCCATCGCGTCGACGTACTGGTTAGTCGTCGCTTGGTCTCGGCCTTCGACGCCCGAGTAAAACGGGTCGATCTTGCCCTTGACGCCGTTGACGTAGTCGGCCCAAACATCCTTGTTCTCGCCGGCTACATCGTTCGCGTTCTGGTAGTTTTCCCACGCGAGATCCGACTGCGTGCCTTGCAGCTGCCGAACGGCGTTGTCGATCTGCTTGTTGTAGGCCTTCGCGCCGGGGTTGAAAATGAGGTTGCCGCCCCAGTCGATACTCTTATAGATATCTGAGGCTTGGTCCTCCTTCGGCTGAACGATTTGCTGTCGCTGAACTGTCATCCTATGACCTTATAAACCAGTGAGTATCTTACGCCTTCGACGAGGCCTGCTTGGTCAATTACAATGACCTGATTGTTCGACTGCCACTTCCACGTCGTCGCGCCGAAGTGTACCGGCGTTTCCGGTTCATTGATGACTACCGCCCGCCCTAGCTCGATGATCTTGGGCTGCTCGATGCGCAGCTTCGCATTGCGCAGCGGCACGAAGAACTTGTATGGCGGCTTCCATACAACCGTGTCCTCATAGATGATCAAGTCTACCACACTTAGGAGACACGACTGCACGCCCGTGAGAAATCTGTTGAGAGCCGGGTCCGCAATGCCAACGGGGATGTTGGGAGTGTTCCTCATGCGCGTTTCAACGTGTCCGAAGCGATGCGATATCGGGCCGTGAAGCCGTAGAGCTGGAACTGCGTGTATGTGCTCGTTGTGAAGCCCATATTCTCGAGAGACGGCTTGAGCGAGTATTGCCGCGGCACCCAGAAGTGCGTCGCCGGGAAGAGCAGCATGTAGTTTGTCTCTGGATAATAGACAAACCGAAACTCGCCGTTCCAGAGCGTGAAGATGCCGCCATTCAGCGTCATGAAGAACGATATGTCCATCCATTGTTTCAAGTCGCCCATGTCCTCGGAGACGAGCGGGTTGAACTTGATGGTGCTTTGCATCGTGACTGGGTTGTTGTTGTAGTTCGCGTCAGCTTCTGTGTAGAAGTCATTCTTGACGTTGATCGTCCAGGTCGTCGTACCCTTCACATAGGCGAGGCGATGATTACGTTCGTAATACGCGATGCCTTTGTACAGATTCGTCTGCCGAGTGAAAGACTTCGTGTCTTCGTTGAAGAGGTACGAGTCGATCAGGCTCACTGTGCCGAAGCCCGCATTCGTGAGCGACCACCACACCTCGTTGAAGTGCTGGTCGGCGGTCATCGTCGGCCCGAAGACGTAAGGCAGCTGGTTGCGCACGCCAGAACCGGTCTGAATGGCGCGCATCTGCGAGATCTGGTCGCGCAGCACCGTGCTCAGGGCGTCTTCGCTGATGAGCTGCGCGCCCGTGTCGGTGATGATGGCGAGGCCGTCTTGAAGCATCGCGTAGATCTTGTTGTTGAGCGAGCACACAAGGTCTGGGTGGATGAGCTGCGCAGTCGGCTCAATCTGGTCGATGGTCCATGTCGTGCCGTCACCCGTGAGCCGCCAGAGCCCATCGGTGCAAAAGAAGAAAATGGCCGAGACGGTCGACCACATCTTCAGGATCACGCCTGCGCCGATGACTTGGAAGTTGCCGAGCGGCACGTGTTCGGGCTCAGACGTCTTCGAGAGATAGACGAGGTTGCGCCGGAGCTCGTAGGTGCCTTCGACCCAGTCACTACCGCCGATCGGCAAACCCTGCGGCGCGTAGTTCTGGTGGTTCGTCATCTGCAGCTGCAGCCGCGTCACACGCTTGTGCGCAGGAGTCGTGTAAACGATCTCGAATGCGTAGCCCTCTTGAGCTGGGTACGAATTGATTACATGCCCAAAGAGCGTGCGGAAGCGAAGACCGGCGGGCCACTTCGAGAGCGGAAATCCACCGCCAACGGGGTTCCATGCCGTTGCCGACCCAACGGGGTCGGTCGGGTCTAGGTGCGTGAGCAGAGACGTTGTGCCGTCGGCATAATACAGCTGTATGTCGATGCAGTCGGCGACAATCATGTCGTGAGCAGACGAAGCACCGGTCGGATTCACGCTGACCGTGAAAGTCTGCGCGCCCGTGTTGATGCTCGTGATGCGTACGAGTGAGCCGACTGGCCAGATAGGGTCTGCACACGTGATGACCTGGCCGACTGCCAGCCCGACCATGTCGCTCGGGTCGAACGTGATCGAAATCGTGTTCGTGCCGGCGTTCACGAGAGCGTTGGTCAGCACGCGATGGCCGATGCCATAACGCACCTCGCGGTCGGTCAGCAGGTCACCGAACGCTCCGAGCATGGCAAAGCTCTTGCCCGGCAGATGCGCGCGATTTGCATAAAAGACCGTGTCTTTGAACACGCAAATGTCGGCCGAAGTCGGCGGACAGAAGTTTGCGTTTTGCTCGCCCTGCTGGCCCGAATTTGTGTAGCAGGGATCGCCGCCGTTGCGACCGTCTTCGGTGATGGCGTCGGTCCAAGGGAACGAAAACGGAAACGATGAGGCGGTCGGCTTCGGGATAGCCAGCTTGGCTACCAGCCGATAGTCGTCGGTCAGATAGGTTGGGTCGCGCACCTCGTCTTGCGGGCAGCGGTAGACCTCGAAGAAATACTTGTACGCGCCCCCAGAAGCTAGCGGTAGCGCATCGAGATTACTCAGCGCTGGCGAGACGATTACGCAGGCGTTGTCGCCATAGGTCTCCTGCTTGATCGAGAAGACCTGCGACGGTGGCCCTATGACATTGTAAGCCTTGGGCGAGGGCGAGAAGAGCCCTGACGGGTCGTCTCCCAGCGTGGGAGCCTCCATCACAAGCACGGCGCGGTAGCTGACCGTGTTGCCTGGAACAAACCAGTTGTTCTGCTCGAGCGTACCCGCTGTGCTCGCAGGCACCTGCGTCAGCGAGAGCTGCAGCATCGGCGGGTAGAGCCCCGCATAGCGCTCGAAGTTTGCGATGACTCCCCACTTCTCGGTCACTAGCGTGCGAAAAGTGTTATAGGCGTCGTGCGTCATGCCAGGGATGAACCCGGGATCTCGGTAGATTGCGCCAAGCGACCCGCCCGTTACATAGTCCCAAGCGACCTCGAGCTGCGTCGTGGCAGTCGATGCTGTCGGCGTCGAGTTCTTGTTGTCGAACACGAACGTGTTGATCATGCCCAGCTGCGTCTCTGGGTCAGTCGACACCCAGATAGGCGCTTGTGCCGCTTGCGCTTGAACTACAGCAAACCGGCCTCCAAAGAGCTGATCATTGAACGCCTTGATTGGCTTATATGTGCTGAGCGTGTCGAAAGATAGAAGCTGTCTATCTTCCGTCATGCTCTCGAGCATGCCAGGCCGTCTCGCCAGCACATTCTTCGCCTCGGCACACGAGCCAGCCGGCAGCGCATATGGGTCGGGGTTAGTTGCGAGCCCCGAGACCTTGACCTGCGTGGTCTTGAGCTTGGCCACGGCTTACCACCGCCCCCAGCCCCACGCCTGTCGCCTGCGCAAGTAGCTGTTGCGAGTTTTGAATGTGTACGGCTGCGCCTTGATGCGCGGCGTCATGACGTCGATGGCGCGGCTGATCGCGGCTTCAGCCTTCTTCGCGCAGCCAGCAGCCTTCTCTAGGTCGCCGCGCTCGGTGAGGATCACGGCGGAGACCCATGCGACAAGCGCCGAGTGCAGCTCCTGCGGCAGCGGGATCGTAACGGCCGTGTCGGCCAAGATGACGTAGGCAGCGCGCACGCTGTCCTCATCTTGCGTCGTCATGACCGTGCCCGCGGCGTCGTATTGGCCGGGGAAGTCGACGCGGAAGAACAAAGTGTCAGGAGCGAAGAAAGTGTAACAGAAAATGTTAGGTATCGAGACTTCGGCGCAGCCCGTCGACTGCACAATGTCGAAGGCATGGCCAACGGCATTGGTGAAGTCGAAGTCGAGGTTGTTCATCACGACTTGGAACAGCTGGCCGCCCATGCCGTCATCAGTCAGCTCACAATGCTTGATGATGCCTACGTTCGTAGTAGTTCCCGACTCATCGCTGGTCTCTTGCGGCAGCACCAGGTCGCTGGGCCGCAAGTAGCCGCGTATGCGCAGCCAGCGGTCAGCCTGGGGAGTCGGGAACAGAACGATGGTATCGCCGCGGATCTCGAAGTGATTCGGCTCGTAGAGGCTCGGAGTCGAATACATCGTCGTCTGCGAAGTGGTAGCAATCTGGAGCTGCCGCCAAAGGCCGGAGCCGTCTGCCTTCTCGATCTCCACGAGCTCGAGCCCTTGCACGCTCGAGCGGTAAGGAATGCGATATTGCGCGCGCCCCGCCGTCGTATAGATCTTGTACTCTTTGAGCCAGTAGCCTTGGCGAATGTTCGCGATGACCTGAGTGAAACGCTCACGAAGCGCAAGCGTTCCCTCAGCGAGGATCTCATCATCGCTCCAGTCCTGATCGTTGTCGGGCAGCTGACACATCTGCCTAACGCGATGGATGAAATCCTCTGTGAACATAGACTATTACTGACCGTAATTGAGCAAATCGTCGTCCATAGCGTTAGCGCCACCAGGCCCCATCTGAGGCATTGGTGATGCGCCTGCACCCATCGGGCTCGGTCCGCCTGGCATGGGCTCGGGGTAAGCATCGTTGGCGCCATACATCGGCATATTCGGGCCGGGTACTGGCGGCCCGCCAGGCGCAGGTTTCGCTGCAGGTTTCGCTGCAGGCTGGTTCTTCATGGCGTCTTGAATGCCACCAAGGCCTTTGCTCAACGCGCCCATGGGGCCTTCGCCGGGTTCGGCGTTAGGCGCCTCGCCCAAAGCAGCTCGCGCCGCGTTCGTGCGCTGAGCCTCTTGCTGTTTCTTCTTCGCACCAAGCACGCCTGCGGCTGCTTGGACTGCTGCCATGATCGGGAACATAGTTAGATCTTTCTCCTCATAAACAACAGCCTCAGGCCCCTCGTTTCAAGCGAGATAGACCTGAGGCTAAGGGGGTTCTTATTGACCCGTTAGGTCAGCGACGGGATGCTGTCGTTCGGGTTGTCGATGGCCGAGAAGATCACGCTGTGGAACGGCATTTCGCTCACAATCGCCTGATCCATGTACATGCGCAGCTGAGCACCAGCGGCGTTGTCGAGCTGCTGATAGAAGAACTCGTCTGGGTTGCCGGGCAGGGTCGCGGTTACGTCACTCGAACCCACGCGCTTCCACTCGTCAGTCGGGATGGCGAACGCCAACGACTGCTTCATGTAGCGATACGGCTTGATCTTGATTACGCCGCAATTCGTGATGAATTCGATCTCGCGGAAACCGGGCTTTGCCTTCCCGCCCATGTCCGAGCCGAGGTAGCGACGCATCGCCACTTCGTCGGTCAGGAGAGTCGACCAAGAGCGGTTATTCACGTAGCAAGTGCACCCGCCGTCGAGCCCGCTGTCTGCCGCGAGGGTGATGCCCTCGATCAGCTTGTCGAAGCTCAGCGGTCCGTTGACAGGGTAGGTCTGGGCCTTCCACTGGGGATACTGCGAGCCGTTGATGCCGAACATGATGCCGGTGTTCTCACAGATCGGCTCAGCGCCAATCATGCTGTTACCCACAGACGAATACACGTGAACGGTGGCACCAGTGGCCATCGCAGCGTTGTTTACTTCGGCCTGGAGGCCTTGCACCGTGATCCTGCACTTCGAGATATCGACTGCAATCACTTTGCAGGGAGTCGTCACGGTGAACGGGACGAACCCGCCGACTGCTACGAACTCGAGCAAGATGTTCTGCGCATCCTGCCAGAAACCGGGGATAAAGCTGGCGCGAGTGATCGTGAAGACGCGGATACCGTCTGCCGCAGCAGCAGAACCGACAGCCTGCACGACGCCGATATTAGAGAGCGGGGCCGCGGCGCTATTCGCACCGGGACCATACCAAAGAGCCATCTCGCGATGGAGCTCCATACCTTGCGTCAGATTCAGAATCTTGATCGCAACGCCTTGGTCGTACGCTTTCGCGCTCTCGCCCTTGGCCGCGCTGAGACGGCTCATTTCGCCGTAAGAGAGCGATGCCTTCATCGCGATCTCTGCGCCCTGCAGCTGGGCGTCTTCGTAGATGCCGTCTACCGGTGTAGACAGAGTGAACGCATCATGAGAGACTGAATACTTAGCGCCCTGCTCGAGACCGAGGCGGACGGGGAAGTAGTAATCTCGACCAGTTCGTTCCTTAGGTGGAACAAACTCAATATCTTTTGCAAAGGAGCCCTCAGGAGCAACGGGATTCGACATCCCGCCGTAAACTTCCTTTAGAAGGGCACCCGTCGAAGCGGATGGCATATGTTAGAAAACCTCAAACTATGAGTGACTGTGGAAACAATGGTTTCGCACTTCACCGAGTCTGAGGTTGTCCACTTATGTGTTAGAGCCTTGTCCTCTCGGGGGCTCAGGTAGCAGCGGGCCTCTTGCGAACTGGTTAGTTAGTGCTTACTGAATTATAACATGCGTCAAACTTTACCAGACCGAATCTGGCGCTCGAACTCACGGCTCGAGAGCTGCCGCGAGCCTGGCCGACTCGGAGCGGACGGATTCGTCGCGCGAGGAGCCCCGCCGTCGAGCCGCGGGCCGCCGAGCGTGGGTCGCTCGACCTGCACGTTGTACTTCTTGATATAGTCTTCGATCTGACCCTTAGTGTCGACAACTGCGCGGCGAACGTCAGCACGCGACAGTTTCCCGGTCTCTTCGTAGATTGCGGCGCAGTGCTCGCGGAACAGGTTCCAGGCAGTCGGCTTGTGATCGAGCCCCGCGAGCTCGAATTCTTTCACCGCGATAGACCGCAAGTTGTTAGAGATAGCTTCTTGCTTCTGCGCCTGAATGGCTTGCTGCCGCTGCGCTTCCGCCTGCTGATGCTGACGCAGCAAGTCGGCGTGCTCGGCCTTCATGACTTGCGCTTGAATCCACTCGTCTCCCGAGCCGGGCACGGCCTCGTTCAGCTTGTCGGCGGTCATGGCTTCTTGCAGAAGCATCTGCGCGACCTCTTGAATGGGCATGCCGAGTCGACGCATGCCATAGAGCAGCTGCTGTGGGTCCTGCTTCCAGTTAGACAGGTAATTGACTAGTTCGCTTTGATCAGCCTCGAAGGCGCGGCGCTGCTCGGCGAGCTCCTGGCTCTTCTGCGTGAACGTGCGGCGCATCATGGCGCCGCTCCGCAGCTCGTCGAGGGAGCCTTCGAACCCGTCGTCTCCAATGGCGAGGCGGAGCTTCGACATCAGGGCGTCGGGGATCTGTCCCTTTTCTATGGCCTCTAGGAGGTCCTTAGCGGGCACGCCGTGCACACCCTGTGCATACCGTTCGTGCCATGGTGCGTCGTCACTGAGAGGCGCTGGGGTGGCTTCCCCGAGCTCTTTCGTCTGCCCGAGCTGAGGCTCGGCGTCGTTAGCTGGTTTCTGGCTAGTTAGAAACTCACCAGTTGGTTTGCTTCGAAGTTGACGGGCGAATTCTCGCGAGGAAAGCGAACCCGAGCTGGGTACCGATCCATGCGATGGGGTTGGTGATGGGGTTGAGCCCGTCGAGGGTGCCGAGGTAGGGGCGGCACCAGTCGATGCGGGCGCGGCAGATGGTTCTGACACGTTGTCCTGTTTCGATTGTTGGTGTTATGCGGCTGCTGCCGCGTTAGGAGGTGGCTGTGCCGGCTTCGCCGGCTGCGGAAGAGAGCCACCCATTGAATCGTCTGTGTTGTCTGCGCCGGGTCCCATGACCTTCTGCGCCTGGCCCTGCGTCTTGTCTGAGGGCTGTGAGCCGTTCGAGCCGTTCTTGCCGCCTGGGGGCGGCGGTGCTCCAGCTCCCCCCGGTTGCTGCGGCGGCGGGTTGCCGAGGATGCCTGCGAGATATGGGTCGCCGTTGCGCGCGATGTCGACGTGCTCGAGCATGTGCGCGAGCGTGGCCTCCATGATCCTGGGGTCCTTCTCGGCGGCGGGAGACGTCAGCACTTCGAGGTGCCCGAACATGTGACTCGTGACGTTGTCGCTCATGAGCACCTTGACGCTCGGCACCGTCTGCTTGGGCGGCGCTGGCGTGCCGTCTGGGCCGGGTTTGCCCGGCGCCATCACGATAGGCGGCGCCTTGAGCAGCTTCTCGTTCTCGCGGCGGATGCGCAGCTCAGCGCTGCGAGTCGGCTGGTAGCTAGGCTTGAACTGGCCGCTGACCACGAGCTCGATGATCTGCTGCGGGTCTTTGATCGGCATGCCTGGCCACTGGCGCAGGAGCTCTGCGAGCTGCATCTTGCCGGCAGAGGTTTTGAGTGCGGCGTTCGCAGTCTTGATGCGTACGCGCTGGATGCCGGTCCAATCCTGCTCGGTGAATTCCTCGAGGTATGCGCGCTCGTCGATACCGACGATGGCCACGAGCTGCGGGTGCTTCGCGTGGTATTTCAGAAAGCTGATGGCGCCGTTGGCCACAGCTTCGCGGTGCAGGTCGAGATTCAGCGCCTCGTCCGACTGGGCCTCGACAGCGATCTGACTGTAGAGAGCCGCGTGCGCGCCCGAGGTGATATTCGTCGAGGTGTCGCCGCGCGCGATAGCGTTCAGGCCGCTGATCGACTGCATCGACGACTTGAGCAGATCGAGCACTTTGAAGGTATATTCGGGCAAATGCGGGAACTGAATAGGCTTCGGCGGCTCGGTGTTGGGCGGAATGAAGATGACCTTCTGTCCGTTGGCCAAAGAGTCGAGGTCCATGTCGGAGCCTTCGACGAGAGCCAGGGGAGGGCGACCGAAAGCCTCGATGTTCGTGGCCATGTCGGAAAGCACCTGGTTGCTCATCTGCTGTGCAGGTAGCAGGTTCCACAGAGCCGAGATCCCGAAGCTCGTGCCATGCAGCTCGCTCGTGCAAAGCGGGTAGACAGGGATTGTGTCGATGGGCAGCGGGCCATCATCGACCATGACGTCATTCACGAAGATTGCGCGTCTGCCCTCGGGCATCGCCGCTGTGATCGCGTGATAAAAGATGCGGTAGCCGCACGTACCCTCGGGTTCCTTCGCCAAGGGGTCGGCGCCGGGGAACTGGTACTCGTAAACGTTGGCGACGTAGTCAGATTCGTCGATTTGCGTCGCGAAAAGCGGGTAGCGCGCGATCATCTCGACCTTGGTGCGCTTCGCGCCGATGACCATGCGCCACATCGGGTCGTCGAGCTCGGATCGGTACGGCTCGCAGACGACCTCCCACGGGAAACACCGCGCAAGCTTCAAAACGCCGCGTTTGCCGCGCCTTTTGACCGGAATTGGGCCGCGATCCGAGGGAATTTCCTCTTCGAACTGGATCGTCTGGCCGCCGTCAGCGTCCCACTCGAGATGCGTGTACGCTTTGCCGTAGAGACCTTCTATCTTGACGACTTCTTTCTCTTTGCGCTCGCCGTATACCTCTTCGAGGTAGTATTTCACCATTGTGTCGCATGACTGCACCTGAGCCAGCGACTTGTAGTCAGTATTGAGAGCCTGCGCCTCGAATGCAGGCCGGTTCTTGGTCTGCATGTTGAAGATCTGGTCGGCAAACGACCGATAGTCATTCAACGAGAAGTCTATGAGCTCGCTGTCCTCGCCGCAGAACGAAATCGACTGCGTTGCCCAGCGGCTCGAGGCGCCCGAGGCCCCGTGCAGGCCGAAATAGTGGCTGAACGAGAAGCGGTACATGTTGAACATGTTCCGCCGCTCGAGCGCCGAGTAGAACTCGACCTCTTTATCGCTAAGCGTTGACCAGAGCTCGTCAGGGTCGCGTTCGTTTGCCCAATACTCATCGATGAGCTTGAGCGCATCCTCTTTTGTCGAGGTTTCGCGCTCTTCGACGTCGTTCTGGTTCGCTGGGTGCTTCTGCTCTACGTCAAACATAAGATCTCCGCCCGCGCGTCTGCACGCCCTTGGGCATAATGTCGTTGGCGGCCTTGGTTATGCGGTTCGGCGCACGCAGATCGCCCTTGTGAAGAAAGATATCCTCGAGCGGGACCTCGCGAGACAGCGTGATTCCGTGCGGCGGCATCGGTGACTGCTGCCGATTGATGTGCCGCCACGCGTATTTCAAGCAGTCGACCAAGTCACCGTGCCCGAGAGCCTCACTACGCTCGTAAGACGTTCGTGATTTGTTCCAGATGAGCTGCTCACACTGCTGGATCGTCTGCCGGCAGCGTGGGTTTATCTCGATGCGCTGGTTTTGGAACGCGTTGCGCAGCTGGTTCAGAGCTGCTTCTGCGCCGTCTTTGTCCGCTGCGCCGATACGGATGTCATGCTGAACCTTTAGGTCCAAGATCATGCGCGCGTCGTTGTCGGAGAAGCGGTAGATCGGGTTCTTCTTGAACATCTTGTCTGACCAGAAGGTCAGATCTTTGAAGGCTTCGGCCTCGGTTTGGCGGATCGCCCGCGCCACGAGGTTCGTGGGGGCGCCGCGCTGAGCCCAGTCGTGCGTAACGACCATCTTGGCGCGCGCAAAGTCGTAATACGCACAGATTACAGCGCACAAGTCGCGCGTACCTGGGTCGACGATCGTGTAGCCGAGCGCATAGGGCGGCGGAGTCTGCTCGATGACGTGCAGGCCGATGTTGAACTCGGGCAAAACAGTCAGTGACTCGCTGCGTACATCTTCGCAGAGACACTCGCGCCGGCACTCCTCAGACTCGATGCCGCCGAGAGCTCGGATCTGCTCGTCTCGCTCGGCTTTGGTGATGCGCGGGTTGTCGAAGATCGTGTACTTCGAATAGGCGTCTCGCTTGATGGCGTCGGGAACGAACTCTGTCTTATAGGGGTGCCCCGGGTCTTTGGCCGGGGTCGAGTTCATCATCAACGTCGCGCTCAAATGCCCCTGAAACTGAGGCATGATGATGCTCTGCACGACGTACTTGAGCTTATCGACGTAGCAGGCCTCACTGATCGTGACGCCGTTGCTCCAGCGACCACGCAGACCGTCCGGGTTCGAGTCGAGACCGATGAGGCGCAGCACAGAGCCGTTGGCGAAGTAGAAGCCCGACTCGACGCCTTGGAACGACTGGCGGTAATACGGCTGTATCGACGGGGGGCAGTCTTCGCAGATCTGCTCCATGAGCGGCATGACAATCGACGCAATGTCCTTTTGCAGCGCCGTCGCATATGTTAGGATCTGCTTCGGAGTGCGCAGAGCGTCTTCGATGCGGATCAGCAGGCCAAGAAAGTCCTTACCAAAGCGTCTCGCGCAATTGGCGACGTATACACGCGGCCATAGACAGTCGCTATGCACGACGTCGCCGCGCACGCGAGCCTCATACGTCGCTTGCTCCCATGCACGGTATTTCTCGTATAGTTCGAGCTGACCGGGGTGGAGCTTGTAACGAAGTCTGCCTGCGCGCCAGAGTAGAGAAGAGTCACTCAGGCCGGTCTGTGTCATCCTCGTCGACGGGCGTCTTGCCTAGCAGCGCCCTCACATCCTCGCGTTGTCTTTCGTGCTTAGCGTTCATCAGGTTTTCTTGATCCAGATGGATCTTCTCGCCTGCGCGGTCAGACGTCTCATCATCGGGGTAGATCCCCATGTGCTGATTGGTCTTCTTGTAGTTCTCAACAGCCTCGTCATCCGACCATAGAGCTCCCTCAGGGCTGATAGTCGGGATGAGCGCGTGCTTGCCGTCAGCGTCGATGCCCATAGAACGGACGGTGGCTATCTCGCCATCAGGCATGCGATGCTCTGGTCGGTGTTCTAGATCGATGGTTGGAGCCTCGGTCGCACCATACTTTAGCACCTCGGGCTTACCGACCTTGACGTCTCCCTCGGGTTTGACGAAATAGCCTTTGAGCTTCTTGATGATATCTAGATAGTTGATGTCTGAATAGGGCGAGGCCATGGTTGCTATTTCATCAAGTCATCTTCGTCGTTGTCGCCAACGGCGCGTTTGGGCGCTGCGCGCGGATCGGAGTTGTTGTTCGCTGCTATGGTCCGGTTGCCGTTGGCCGCGGGCTCGCTCGAGAGCGGCTCGCCGACAGGGATGAGATCGGGGCGCCGCTTCTTCATGATCTTTGCGACGAGCGCCGCCTTCGCCTCGGGCGTCTCTTGCACGCCGTGCGTGCGTTCATAGTCGGCGATGTCTTGCATGATGGCGTCCATCTCGCCGACATCGAGGTCGCCGCCGCCTGGCCCCCGAGGCGTAGCTTCACCGCTAGGCGCCCTGCCCAAGAGCTTGCCGATGCCGGCCTTCGCGCCCTTGAGCACAGTGGGTAGAGCTTCGGGCAAGAGCGTATTGACTGCCTGCTGCATCGGATGCTCGCCCATCCATTTGGCCGTACCCTTCAGCTTGTCTCCGAGCCCGCCCTGCTCGTCGCTGATCGCGTGCTCGGCGGCTGGTACGGCGAAGTTGCGCATCAGCCTTGCGGGCAACGACATGCCGCTCGAAGCGACAAACGCTGGCACCTGGGCCGCGCCGCTGCCCAGCATATCGCCGATGCCAGTCGCTACGGGCGAGCGTTTCTTCGCCTCTTCGTAGGGATCGCGCGATGCTGACTGACCCACCGAACGGCCGGCGTAGGTGTTGCCTTCTTTATCCGAGTCGATGTAATGCGCAGGGATGCCCTCGGGCGCGTCTTTACGACCGAAGGTGTTCTTGTCTTCACTGAGAAAGTCAGCTGTGCTCTCGCCCAAGTCGCCGAGACTTGCTTTGCGCTTCACGCCTTCTAACAGGTCATCAAGCGTGCTCATACTTCCTCGTAAACACGCTGTCTTTGCACGGGTAGAACTCGCCCTCAGTGCCACGGATCAGCCAGTCGCCACGACGGATAGTGAGCGGCCCTTCGAGCGTTTCTACGAAGTGCTCTTCTTTGCTGTCGTCGTACTTGATCGCGGGGTGCGTATGTGCATCACCGAGAAACTGCAGCGCGTGGATGGTTACTACTTTTGAGTTGTATGGTTGCATAGTCTTAGGCCCAAGCGTCCTGCTGCTCCGGCGTCTTTTGGATATCCGCCTGCTTTTGGAACGGCGCTAAGATCGACGGCGGCGTCGTCTGCGGCTTCTGGTTCGTCGTCGTCTTGTCCTGACCCGCAGTGCCGTCTGTCTGCCCAGTGTTCTGGGTATCGGTCTTATCGATCGACGCACCTGACGTCAGACTCGAGAGTGCGGAGGGAGTCGTCTGCGGCGCGGCCGGAGCTTGGCCCTGCTGGGCCTGCGCGAGCGTTTGGTTCGTCGAACCTTGTGGGTCGACTCCCGCGCCGATGTCCTTCTGGGTCTTTGGCGCAGCGCCGGTACCAGCTGATGTCGAGCCTGTTGGATCGGGTGTGTCGGCACCAGCGCCTGTGTCGGCGGGGGTCGAGCTCGAGTCGCTTGGCGTGGACGAGCTCGAGTCGCTTGGCGGGGTGGTCGGTGGCTTTGTGTCAGAGCCCGAGGCTGACGAGCTCGGCGGAGTGGCGGGGGGCGTGGTCGGAGGCAGCTGCTCAGCCGCTAGCGGGGCTGCCGGGGCTGGGGCAGCTGGGGTCTTGGGGTAGACGTAGGCCTGTGCCTCGGCGAGCGTGGGAATGTGGTCAGAACGCCACGGTAGACCCGCGGGCGCGGGAGTCGGTGCCGGCGCGACTGCCGAAGTCGGAGCTGTCCATGGTTCCGACGTCGACGGCGCGACGGGCAGCGGCGTCCGTGCGCTTATGTCCCTCGAGTCTGTCGGGGCGAGCGGAGCCTGCGCGCCGCCCGCGTGTGACGCTGGTATGCCCAACATCTGTGCGACCTTCGGGTCGATGTTGTAGCTCGGGAGGTCCTTCTGCTCGGGCGGGGTCGGCGGAGCCTTGGGCGCGGCCTCTGCCGGCGGCGTTGGCTCCGGCGGGAGCTGCGGCACGCCGATGTTCGGGTTGTAGTTGCCCGACTCGAGCTGAGCCATCAGCTGCTCTTGCTGAGCCGGAGTCAGCTTGCCCGAGAGAATCGCCTTCCAGGCATTCTGAACTTTGAACTTGCCCGCCGCGGTATCGGCGTCTAGCTGAGCCTTCTGCGCTTGCCACTGCGCCTCTTCGTCGTTGTACTTCTGCCATTCGTCGATAATACGATTGTAGTTCGCGACGTCGGCGTTATATTGCTGCTCTGCGACCGAGTTACCGCTCTGGGCGCCGCGGTACTTACTATCCCAGTCTGTATATGTACCGAGGGCTTTAGTCGCATCGTCGATGGACTTGTACATGCCGTTGTCGGCAGTGGCCATGTCCTGGTCGATTGAGCCAGCCCACGTCGTTGCATTGCCCGTAGCAGTAGCAAGATCGGTCTTTGCCTGGGCGACCCTAGCATCAGGCACGCGAGCCCACGAATCGAACGGGAACTCGCGCATGATCGAGGCTTCGTCTGCTCCGAGCATGAGCCCTGGATCGCCGTGCGACGCAGCGAGCCTGGCTTGCATCGTCGACTTGATGAACGCGTTATAGTTTGTATGATCCTCCGCGTTCATCGCCGTCAGAGAATCAAGATAAGGCGTGAGCTCTTGAACAGACGCCTGTGCATCCGCAAGCCTCGCGCTCAGCTGGGCGCGCTTGGCCTTGACCGTGGCGTCTACCTCAGCGCGCCACGCGGCGATGCGCTCTTCGGGCGTGCCCGTATAGCGATTCGGATCGAAGAATGTCGTCGCGTCGGCGTTGTGCGCAGGATCAATCTGCGGCACAGTCGGCAGAGGGGCATGCGCGGGCGGCGCTTCGGGCGCTGCGGCACCCGGTGCTTGTGCTCCGCCCATAGCATGGTTTACGAGCCTGCGATTAGCCACGTTGTATTATAACACGACGTCTAACAGGTCTGACTGCTCTAGCTCCATTAGTTCCTTAGCGGTTGCTAAAGCTCGTCTCGCCTCGGCCACGGAAATGACTTTGGGTAGGCGGTCGAGCTCTTCGGTCAGGAGCGCAATCAGAACGCGGCGCAGACGTCGATAGTGGTTCAGAGATCCGTGAGCCGGATCATCGCCTCGTTTGGCGCTTTCTTGTCGATCGAGCTCAGTTGCGCTCGGAAGTACCTGCCGCCGCGGTCGCTTGGGTCGTTCTTGCATCGCTTGCTCAGCTCACCCGTGATCGTGTTGAGGTCGAGCTGCACGCGGCTCTTGCCTTGCACGAGAGTTTCCATGTCGAAGGGGGCGGAGATGTGCGGCTCGAACAAGAATTCATAGCGCCCCTGCTTGTTGGGTTTACGTGTGCGAGTCGGATGCACGACGTAAACGATCGAGTCCTGCCGCATTGTGAGCGGCTTGATCTCGGTCACCAGTTCTGGCGGCGACTCCATGAAAGCAAAGTGCGCGTCGGCTAGCGCGTCTTTGCATGCATCGGCGTCCTTTTGATTGAACGGCACGAGCACGAACACGGGCTTGCCTGGATGGTTGAAGAGCTTAGGAGCTTCTGTTGCTGTTTCTTTTGGCATTTGATAGTTTGCGGGCATGGCTGACTCTAAAGCACTGCCCGACTGCGTCTGGGTATGTGGAGCTTGCGGCAAGACTTCGCAGACTCGATACGGCGGCCCCGGCCTGTCAGATCGCGGCTGGGATGTCAGCTGTATGATGAATGCGATTCATTGCTCAAAGACGAAAAGCGAAGGCAAGTGGGTGCCGGTCGACGAGCCTAGTTCCGCGGCAACATTTGACGACGCTCCGCCTCAAGAACCTGCTCAGGGCTGAGAGCGAAGCCACCCGAGCCGTCTGACAGCGCCCGCGTGCGCGCATCTTCCATGCCCTCGAGTTTATCGAGGAACCGGGACTCGTGGCGCTTCACGCGGTTGTTGTAGATGAACTTGAGTGCATCCATGTCTTTGTCTTCGAAGGCCTTCTTGAAGACATGCGTCATGACGCCCTTTGCGAGCAGAGCCGTCTCCTCAAGGTACATATCTAAGACCGGCGTGAAATCCGGGTCGCCGTCGATCGCGCGCCGGAACCACTCGATCAGGGTCGCGGGCTGGATGTGGCTCAGAACGGCCGCCATTTCGATGAACAGGGCGGACTTTAGATGCAGACGCAGCGAATCTATCTGCCTCGGGGTAGGCGGCAAGACACTTGGACGTCTGGCTAGTTTCATGATAGATAGATAGAAGTTAGCACATGAGCTGCCGCTGGTCGGTGTTTTGCCTAGCCGTTGCAAAGGCGAGGTCCACGATCTCGTAAAGATCGTATCGCGTGACGTTGGGCAGGGTGGAGACGAGCAGTGCGCAGACCGCGGTCACGAACTGGGCATAGCCGTTCCCGTCGTCTTCCTCGAGCTCGGTAATTGCTGCGTTTATCTGCTCACTTATGTTGCGAAGGATGTCAACAGGCACAAAGAATTGTAGCATTGGCCCATGACCGACGACCTGAAGCGATACACCTCCGACTTCGGCCTGTATTACGACCGCAAGGGTACGCCGCTCACCGAAGACGAATACATGGCCATCCTTCGGTCGCCGGGCTACCAGGACATGCGCCGGGTCTGCATCGACGAGCTCGACGGGATCTTGTGCTCGACCGTCTGGCTCTGCCTCAACCACAACTACGGCTCGGGGCCGCCGCTCATCTTCGAGACGATGGTTTTCGATAGGAAGAGCGAGCACCCATGGTGCGAGGGCTACATGGCGCGCTACTCGACCCTTGAGGAGGCCATCGCAGGTCATAGGCGGGTCTGGGCGGTGATCAAGCGCGCGCTGGCTAACCCGGCGCTGCCTCGCGATATGGAACTTCTGCTAGGCTCGGGCGATGAGTGATTCGGAAAACTACGCCCTCGTGCTTAGGAAATGCGCGACGCTGCTCCTACCCGAGGGCATGACCGTGACGGTGCTCGTGCACTCGGCCGACTTAGGCGAGACCGGGATCTCGTCGACTCTGCCGTCTGAACAGCTTGTGCGCGGCGTACTCGCTGACTCGCTGGGGCGGATGCTGGCTCGGGTCGCTCAGGGGCCGGAGGAGGCCAGTAACCAGGCTGACTTTGACGTGGCGGTACTGAGGAGCTACAACATCGCATCGTCTTCCTCCTCGAGCTCGTGACCGGCTAGCTCATCGTTGCCGAACGCGACCATCGCTTCGAAGACTAAGGCAGCCTCGGGCGGGAAGGGGTTCAGCTCTTTGAGGTCTCGGCCATACGTCGGAACCGGGACCTTGAACGCCTGAGCTGTGTAGATGCGCGCCCGCTCGTAAATCGCGCATAGGTCGCAGCACGTTTTCATCCCCAGATCTCTCCGGCTGGGTGCTGCTCGACGAGCTTTCGGGCCTCGGGCTTGAATCTGGTGAGCGCTGCGCGGGCCTCCTCGAGCGAGCTGTATGTGTCTTCGAGCTCATCGAACGTGAGGCTGTGGGGCAGGACATCGATGAACTTCAGATGCCACTTACCGTCGTACTCATGAAGGAAACACACTTGTAAGACAATTGTCATAGCGGCCCGTGCGCCTCGTCGGCGAACTCTTTGGCGAGACGACTCACCTGGTTGAGAAGATCACCCCGCGCGAAAAGGCCCTGCGCTGCGGCGTTATAGGTCTGATGCCAGCGGTTGATCCGCTCGTTTTCGCGCAGATATTCAGTCATGTTGGCTCCGCTCTCGGGACCTGGCACGTCGTTCTGGTACTTCATAACGGCCCGTGCGCGAGGTCAGCAGCGTCTTTCGCGATGGCGTGCATGTCCTTCGGCGAGTTGACGTTGCGGATGTACAGAGCGTTTAGCGCCGCGTTGTAGGTGTCATGCCAGCAGTTGACGCGCGCCCATTCCTGCTCCCACCTGCGCTCTTCTTCGCTGCCCTCGTCGATAGGTCGAGCCTTCTCATGGCCGTATTTCATGGCACCCCGTGCGTCTCGTCAGCGACATGCCGCGCAATCTCGATAGCCTCGTTGCTTAGAGAGCCGTGAGCCAAGCTGCCTTGTACGGCGGCGTTATAAGTCGCGTGCCAGAACCTGACACGCTCTCGCTCACGTGCGACGGCCACTTGACGCTCGCGATTTGGCTCTTGGTACTCGGGCTCGGGGAACTCGATCTCGGCGGGGTATTTCATGGGGTCAGAGTAATATGGGCCGAGGCGAGGCGAAATAGCCTCGAAATCCAAGGTACGGGGGTCTATACCGCCAGATATGCTGATCTTCGGACCGGAACGGTGGGCGCCTGCCGAGTACAAGCTCGTAGAAACGCCTGTCGGCCAGGCATGCTTGTCATGCGGTGAGCTCATTGCCGAGGGTGACTCAGGCACGATCACGGCTGTTGTTCGAGAGAAGGGGAAGGCAACGACGTCTCCCCAGCATCGCGAGTGCTTTCTGCGCCGCATCGTAGGGTCTGTCGGCCATCAGCAAGGCACTTGCTCTTGCTACGGCGGCCAGCTCGAAGACCCACTCGAGATGACCAAGCGCGAGGCGGCCATTGCTGCGGTCAAACTGTTTGAAAGGCGGACATGCCACGCACCTCGCGTAGCCAGCGATTGGATCGAATAGCTTTCAACCGGGCACGTCGCCGCTGCCGCTGGCCAGTACCACTCGAGCTTCGCTTTCGCATATACACAGAGCTGGGGTTTTGGCCCCTTGTGAAACCAAAACACGCGCGAAGAACGAGGGGCTAGGCGCTTGCGTGCGCATACCTGTAGGCCCACGCGAAAACAGGATCGGCCTCGAGCAAGTGTACCCCGGTCGCTCCCACCGCCTCGCGCGCACGCGCACGAGCTACGCGGGCTGATCGCTCCGCGAGCTGAGGGGATGCTACGCGAGCTGAGGGGATGCCATGGGGATGGCATGACTCGCGAGACGTGCGAGGCAAGACTCGTCGCTGTAGCAGCCTATAGGCGGTCGCCGAGCTAGCGCCGAGGTCGAGCTAGCGCCGAGGTCGAGCTAGCGCCGCTGCGCGCCACGTCGTGCGAGCAATCGAGCCTCGGCGCCGAGGTCGCACCCTCATGACGTGGCGGCGTTACAGCCTAGCTGCATTTGGCCATTAGCAGGTGTTGAGAAACGATCGTTATGCGACAGCGGCGGAATATTCCGTTAGCGTAGCGTCGTCGAGCCTCGGCACCGATGTCCCCAAGTGGGTACACTCGATGCTTTTCTGTCGAGCTTGGGTCGCTCGCTCGCTCGCAAAACGTATATGATCGTATTGTCATATAGTGTCACTCGGCTATGACAAAATTGTCCGGCCTTTCCAGCGTTTTCGGTTTTGCGCGCGACTCGCCTCGATTGCCTCGAAGATTCATTGCACGGCCTAAACCCTCGAAAGCACCACGGTTCGCGGCCATCTAGATACCTTCTATCTCGCATCTTGACGTTTTCTTGCTCGAAGCATGTAGACAGTCGCCGCTGAATCGAATAGAGCTAGCCAAGTCAACGTCACTTGCTGCTCAGGAGGCAGCCGCAACGAGATCCGCCGCCACGCGCGGCAAACCAGCCACCCCTAACCGGCCGCTCCCGCGTGTGGCCAGCGCTCTTTGAAAACTGAATAGCAACGCACCATCAGCCCTAGGGGCTGTCGTGCGATGGCACGGATTGTGACCTTGAGAGGGTCGCAGTCTGGCAACGGGTTGGCGTAGCGCAGGTGAGAGCGCGCGGCGCCAACCTACATGCCAGATTAGGGTCACAGTGGCCCCGATCTGTGGAGGCTAACCATGGCAACTAGGTATAGTGGCAGTCTGACTATATATGTCAGACTGTTACCTGATAGTATCAATTACACCGCAAGCATAAGGCGTGAGGGTTGCTCTATATCGATGCAACGCAACTTGCGCTTGTCTGCCGATGCGGCTGGCAAGATTGCAGCCGATAGTGCCGAGGCATACGACGCAATCGCTCACTCTGCTTTGTCGTTTGGCACAAGCGAGCATGGCGACGACGTTGGCTCGTTTGCTGAACTGGATCCTAACACGGATAGTTGGCTCATTCGCCGCCGTAAGTAGCGTCACGATAGCCTAGCGGCATAGGTCGCTAGGCTGTAGTGGCACTATATGTGGAGGTAGTAACATGGCACGACTAGTCACTGGCAAGGGTCAACTGCACAAGGTATTCGCATCGGCAGATGAGCCAATCGCGATTAGCTTACAGTTTGACGATGCAGCCGATGCACGCGTAGCAAAGCGTGCGCTCGGCGAAGAGTGGTCGCGCAGTGGCGCGGCGCTGGTTTGGTATGGCGACTATGACGGGTTACAAGAGCGTATCTCGCAGGCATTGGGAGTGCCTAGTGAGAAGATAGAACCCGCGCGCCACACTGCAGCTCTTGGGCCTATGTTCGAGGTAGCGATCGCTATGAAGTGATCGCGCGTTGCCTGACTCGACTCGGTAGGATGCCGAGTCGACGTTAGGGAACGTTAGGAGGTAGTCATGATTAGAGGCACAGGGATTCTAAAGCATCACTTTCACCGCCACTATTGGGCGTCTATATATCTAGGCTTTGATAGTGCTAAGGATGCCGCCACTGCGCGTGAAGTCTTAGGCGCCGATCTTTGGAAGATTGCGGGCGACCCTCGCAGTCGTGCGATCGTGTGGTCTGGCAATAGCGACGCACTGGCTTGCATGAAGCTGAAGCTTGCGCAGGTCGGCGCCGATGCCGACAAGATTGACTCGCTGCGCACAAGTGTCGACCATGGCGAACCGTTTACGATCGCGATTCCGGTCTGACTGACACTCAAGGCTAGGGCAGTGTGACGACTGCCCTAGGCTTGGAGGTTAGTATGACTGTCAAGATAGAAAACTGGAAACAAAACAGTGTGGACGATGACCTGCATACGCTGGTCGTATCGTTCGAGCTACCTATGAAAGATCCGCATCCGATCATGCGATCGATGTTTCGGCTGCATGCGCGTCGTGACGCGTATGACGTGCAAACTGGCGACAACTACGTGCTGATTTACGGCAAAGCAAACTCGCTCGAAGACGCTAAGGGATTGGCGCGCGCATGGTTGATCGAGGTGCTTGCCGACATTCGCGAGCAAGTATGAACCGCGACCTATTCGCCGCAAAACTGTCGCAGTGCGATGCCGAAAAGGCCTCGCATTTCGCGCGCTATTGGTATGAACGTGGCGAGCGCAAGCTGGCAATCGAGCGGCAAGAGATTGCCGCGGAGTGGTACGAACGATCGCGCAAGTGGTATCAACAAGGGGTTACAGATGACATTGACCATAGCTGAAGACGAACTGACTGATCACATAGAAGAGTCGAACGGGATATGTATCTCGTGCGGCGAATGGACATGCGGCGGCGTGGAACCCGACGCAGAGCGCTACACCTGCGAGTGCTGCGACAAACCGGCGGTCTATGGCGCGGAGCAAGCACTCGTGTGCGGGTTTCTGGCCATCGAATAACTGACACTCGACATTAGGGCGTGCGCTAGGCTGGCGCATGCCCTAACGTGGGAGGTTAGTTGTATGGATGATGAAAAGCTACAGCGATTTCAGCGCGCGGCCGACACAATTGCTGATGACATAAACAAGAAACTCAAAGACCAGCCGCCTATGTGTGTGCGACTTATGACCATACGTCATAGGCTAAACCAGCGAGGCAAACCCCTATCGCCCTGCGAATTCATGGCGCTTGGTTTGCTGGAAAACGGCGACGCCAGGTTTCAGCGCGGCATGGAGGTGTTCTTCAATAACACTAAAGATCTTATGGTGACATTCGACTGCCTAGTTAGTGAGATGCGGATGCGTCTCGGGCACGACTGAACTAACACTCGACATTAGGTCGCGCGCTAGGCTGGCGCATGCCCTAACGTGGGAGGTTAGTTGTATGGATGAATCAGAACAGAACGAGAAAGAAGCGGCAGCTGTGAAGAGCGAGCTGCTGAAGCGCATACGCATGGGTCGTCGCGCGCTTGTTGGCACTGGTCCCGACTACCCGCCGCGTGAGGGTTGGGATGGGTTCCACTGGGAAATCACGCTGCATTTCGAACAGCGGCAGATGACCACGCTCTATAGCATGGGCAGGGCGCATAGCTACATCGCCGTGCATCGGACCGAGGTGGCCGATGTTCGAGTCGAAGATGCCGGCTTCGGCGATCACACAAGCTTGTTCGCCAAGGCGCCGAAGATCCCCGAGGTTTTGCATTCGCTGCAGAGCGACGCAAACGTGCCTGATAGCTTCGACCACTTTTGCAGCGAGTTTGGTTACGACACCGACTCGCGCAAAGCGGAGAAGATCCATCAAGCTTGCCTGCAGACCCATAAGAACCTGCACACCTTGTTTCAAGGATCTTTCGACGACTTTCTGAACACGAATTGGGACGAGTAGCTTGACCGCGGCGCGTTCTGCCAGCACGCGCCAAGGTGAGGAGGCTCGATGAAATACACAGTGCATGGTGTGCTCGCTGGAGCATACAAGGGTAAGGATATCGACGACCGCGCGCTGCTCACGCATGTTAGTCTCGACGAGGGCGATACAACCTTGTGCAAGCGTGTCAAGCACATTTGCGACGAGGCCTTGGAACAAGAGCCGACATGTGTTACATGTCAGGCTAGGCTCGCAAAACTGCTGGAAAAGGAGCTTCCGACAATGGAACTAACGGAACTGGTCGAGCGGGTGACAGAACGCTCGCCGCATTTCTTCTCAAGGGAAACATTGAAGTTCTTCGGCGATAAGATGAGCAACTATCGCGTGGGCAAGCCTGTCACATTCGTCGACACGAGCGGCGATAGTGTCACGTGCTGGCCACTCGAGCGCAGGCGCGCGGTCAAGAATGGCCTGCACTCGACGACGTACTTTGATGTGAAAGACTTCGGCCGACGCTACAAGCCGGTAGACAAGCCATGACTTGCCGACTCCTGCTGGGCAGGGACATTGGCGACGACGACGACTTCGAGCGCATTGCCTCGCTTGTCGAGGCTGTGCTCGCCGATATCGAGGTTCAGCGCCGTCACGAGCGCGACGTGCAAGTGACTGAGCTGCAAGGTGCGCCGCACGAGTGCGAGCGCGTGAACGAGGTTCTAACGCGCGTGTTGAGGAGCTATGAGCAAAGCATCTGACAAGTTTCTGAAACGTGTTCTGCAGGCCGTTGGCGAGTACGAAGGTACCATCGCATGGGCGCATGAACAGCGACCCTCAGTGGCCTTCGAGCGCTGCAAAGAAGCGCTAATGGAGCTCGATCCCGAGCTCCGAGCGGCGGTCGTGACCGACTTGCGTGTGTGGCTCGCGCGCTGCGCCTCTGAGCGCACGGGCACACCGCCATGCTCGTGCAAGGGGACCGTAAACATCCTCTGGTCGCCCAAGCACAAAGATCCAGAACAACTGCTCGTGTGCGAGGGCTGCGCCGAGTCGCTAATGAATGAACATCCCGACTACGTGAGGTTGACGTAATGGATCACCCGAATGAGCTGGCGCAGTGGACTTTCTCGGGCATCGTCCCGCTTATCATTATGAGCTTGTTCGCCTCGTTCGTGGCGACTATCGCCAAGTGGTTGTCGAAGTAGGGCGCAGGGCGGTATCATCCGCCCATGTCCGACGACCGACAGGCGCGCGCTGAGCTCACCATAATCCTGCGAGAACTCGGCCGTACCCTCGCCGCAGAGCTGCCCGAAGACTTCGAATACGCGCTGCTCCTGCGTATCCGAGGCTCGGGACATACGGTTGTAGCTAGCAGCATGACGCTAGCCGAATGTAAGCGATGGGTCGCCGACTTCTTGAACCCCGCCGTGCGGACGACTGACCACAGTGAGTCCGATGAACTCGCGAGCTGAGTTCATTCGAACGGCGACCGAGGTGCGCGGCGACCAGCTGCTTGCAGCTCGAGCCGCGCTGCGGCTGCAGGCGGCGATCCTGCTAGCCAACACGCAGCTCTTCATGCTCGGGCTGTTCATCGGCGGCGAGGTAAAGAGCTGGATGCTCGCCAGTGCCTTTGCGCTCATGAACTGCGGCGTAGGCCTGTTCCTGTTGCGGCCCCACTATGCCGAATACCTGCGTCTGCGCGGCCTGCTCATCGATGCCGAGAGCTCGCTCGACGTCGTGGTCACGCCTCGACGACTCAACATGTTTGATGCTGCTGTGGGTGGTGGCTTACTACTAGGTGCCACGACTCTATATCTCATTATCGATGCATACACGCTCATTCAACATTACTTACGTTCCGTGTAGCTAGAAGATATCTAGATGGAAGAGTCGGAACTAACAGACACGCAGCAAGCGATCCTGAGACTGCTCCGCGCATATCCTGAGCGCTCATTCACAATGAGCGATGTGGTCGAGCAGCTGCCCGACTATGACCCTGGCAACATCTACTTCGGCCTGGGCGTGCTCACCGGAGGCTATTACATCGGCATCGTCTCGAGCGACACACGCGAATATCGCTTCATATGGCGAGAGCGACCCCAACGCCTCGAGCAGAGTTAGAAGATATCTAGACATGTGCTAACCTAACACATGTCAGATGACCTGGAACCATATCGCAACACTATCGCATGGTGGGCCTCGCTTCGAGCCTCTTGCCCCGACTGCCCGACTCGAAGCTGGCATGAGCGCGACGACTCAGCGGGGTGGGAGCCCATGGACGGCCATAACGGCGAGATCAAACGCTGCAGCTCGCATGGGCCGCTGCACCCATGGGCTGAGAATCTCGACCCAGCCAAGGTGCGCGAGTACCACCTGACGCACGCACCCGATGCTGGGGCCTATGTCGTCGACTTCGAGCTGCTACGCACGACGTGCCAGCGTAGCTAACCGCCGAATTCCTTCTCGAACTCTCGGCGGTACTTCTCGCGCTTGGCCTCGAAGCGTCTGTCTTGGCGTCGCATCATCACCTTGTTGAACACGACTGTCGCGAAGAACCAGGCTAGGCCGGCGTAAGCCAGCTTCGCGAACGGAATGCGCAAGTACGCATGCGCCGCGATGAATGCGACAGGCACCAGGGTACAGACGACTAGGCTGATCGCGCGTCCATGCGGTGCCTCAGAGTAGAAGAGACCTATGCACACGAGCCAGATAGCCGCCGTGATCGTGATGCCTGTGTAGAAGCCCTGGAGCTCGGGGTCTTGAACGATGAAAAGGTACGTGTTCATGGGGGCGTGAGCTCGATGCCAGCGTAGATGTCGTCGACTCGCAGCTGCACATGCGGAGCCTCGAGCGTGATGGTCGAGCCCGCGCGAGCGAGCATAGTTTGCCAGCCCGCAGCCGTCCGCTCGACGAGCGTGACCTCGGGCCGGTGCTGCGAGATCAAGAGCACAGCGCGTAGGCTCGGGATCAGCTTGTAGTCATGCAGTTTGTCGCCTCGGTCGTATGCCTCTGTCGAAGGGCTCAGCACCTCGACGAGGAGCGACGGGTTAGTTACAACATTGCGGTCTCCCGGCTTTGTCTCGACGGGTCCGCATACCGCTGACACGTCGGGATAAGTAGCAAGCCCAGCGGCCTCGACATAGACACTGACGTCGGAGGGAAATACTTCGCAACAGGCATGCAAGGCCTCGGTCAGCTTGACAGTGAGCCGCACCATCAGCCGGCCATGCGTCAAAGTTCCACCGGCCATCGCGTAGATCACGCCGTCTTTGTACTCGAGCCGAAGACCGCCGCCGCCCTCATTGGTATCGCGCATGCGCTGGTAGTCTTCGTACGTGTACTGGCGTTGCTGGGCGACTGCTGACATGCTCGCAGCTTAGCATGCACGGTGATACAGCTCAAATCTGCCCCGAGTGCCACGCGCCCATGGTCTGTGCCGCCGCGCACGAGTGGCCAGAGCTCGTTGCTTGGGACGGCACGCACGAAGAGTTCTGGCGTGTGATCGACAGGTTTATGCGCCGCGAAGAGATCGAGAGCGACCATGCGGTGCTCTGCGAGGTTCTTCAGCTCGCGCAGCTGCACATAAAGAAGATCCGATAATAAGAATTATGTCAACTCGCGACTATCTAGATTCTATCTAGCTATGAATAACCGAGAAGCACTGAATGCCCTGGCTTGTGGCGCCGTGATCCGCGCTCAAGATGGTGTGCCGCTTTATCATCATCCGACCAAAGGATTCATGCATCGCATCTTCGTCGGCGAGCGGGTGCAATGGGTGCAGTTCGGCGCGAACCTGGCAGCAGCTCACTATGAGCTGGTGCTCGATGTCGCGCGGCCGGCCTAGTCCAAAAGCTTGTGCTTGGCCCATGGCTGCTTGGTCAGCACCTCGATAGCCTTAGCTCCGACTGCGTCGACATGCACTCGCGAGATGTTCGTCTGCCAATGCTTCGTGTGCAAGACCATTAGCGTCTCGAACATCTCGACCAGCTTCTCGCGCGTGGCTGTGCCGCCATCTGTTGGCGTGACCGCATACCAGCTGCGCTCATCTTTCGAGTCGAAGGTCTTGTCGTCGCGGTACCACCGAAAGCGGTACGTCGCGCGCCACTCGCCCGGCGGGTCGCGCAGCACAATGGCCAGCATGTTGCCGACGTTGGGCAACATATCGACGTACCAGATCTTGTACACGTGTGTGTGTTCATGGATCTCGATGGTCATGCTGCGGCTCCGGTCTGCGCTGGTCGTATTCTCGAGCTGGGTCGCCATTGGGTCGATAGCGGTGACTCATCACATGCTTGGTCCAGCCAACTAGCGGCTCGCCTTCGCCGTTCCACAGCGTCGCAGCCATGATGGCTCGGTCGGGCGTCGGATAGCAGTAAGCGTCAATGACGCCCCCCCATTCGCCTTGCTCGCCAAAGCAGACGCGATGATTGAAGAGCATGCGGTAGACGGTTATCTCGAGGCCGTCTGGCAGAGCTCGGTAATAGATCGCCTCGGGCCTCGGGCACTCGTCGCCAAGGGGCATGTATGCGCGATAGGTCATGTTAGCTCCTCTGCGACGCCTCGAGCCGTGCCCTTGCGCACAGTTGGTTGTGGTTGGTCAGCGCCTCTATCTCGCTCGGAGCGTCGATCTCGACCACGAGCTGGCCGTCTCGAAACATAGCCGAACCATAGATCATGGGCTCGGGTGAGTCTCCGAAACTGTGGTCGGTGCCCGTCCATGCTGAGACCACGCGCGTGCCATCGATGAGCTCCTCGGCGATGATGCGAGTGTCTGCCCATGCATCGACCCATGCCTTCAGCGACATCGGCTTGCCCTGGCGGTCGAAGTACATAGGCGGGTCGTCGATGGTGTCGCGCAGCTCGTTGGGCTTGTCGAGGCACTCAGCGGCGGCTTCGATGAATGCGACGGGGTCGGGCTTGGTCACTTGCGCCACTCCAAAGGCCATAGGTCGTAGATGTCGGCAGCGTCGCTCACAAACCGTGCTACCTCGACTTCGACTTTGATGCGATAGATGAATTGATGCCGTGCCCCGCGACCCTCACGCGCAATGTGAAAGGCCCATGCATCTGGATGCAACTCTCGTGCAGGCCGACCGATTGCTGGCATCGTGCGCAGGTCGCGAAGCGCCAAGCGGATGAGCTCGAGGTAGCGCAGACGTTGTTTCTCGCCGTGCATCTGCCGTGTGTAGACGAGCGTTTCACGGATGTCCTCACGCACGATAGGCCGTAGCACTATTCGGGGCATCGGGTCTCGACATCTAGCTCGGCGATGAAGGTCTCGATATCGTCGAGCTCGATGCTGTCGGGGGCCTCGCGGTCAAACTCGGCGAAGCCCTCGGCGACTGACCTGCGCAAGAGCTCGAGCCACTCAAGAGCCTCAGGAGGGATCTGTTTCAGAGGTAGGCTCATATCCATGTCCCCACGATCTGCGGCTCGTCGCCCTCTTGGCGCGGCAGCGGGTATAGGTGGCTGAATTCCTGCTGCATGAACTCGACGGCCTCGTCGAGGTCATTCATGTAGAGAGCCTGCGAGTGCGCACGAACACCGCGACCTGCTGACGTGTAATGCGGTCGCAGCACGCAGCCCTCGGGGTGGTCGAGCGGTCTGTCGTAGAGCGTGATCATCATCAGCTCGTCTTCGGCTCGGTCGTCGCGCCACATCTTGGCTATGGGGCTCATCAGTTGGCTAGCTCGCGGCTATGTTGCAGCTCGACGAACACTCGGGCGATCGTCATCGTAGAGCCGAGATCCGTGCAGCGGTAGATGCGCCGAGGGCAACCCGTGCCGCCGACCACGGTGGCTTCAGCTGACTCGAGCCGCGACGTCACGAAGCCCTTCTCTTCGAGCCTGCCGAGGGTTGTGTAGATGGTGCCGCGCTTGAGATGGCCGTTAGATCGTCTCACCAGCTCGAGGCCATAGAGCTCTGACTCGGCGGTCAAAAGCTCGAGAATTAGGGCCTCTACGTTGCTGAGCGATGGCAGTTTTGTCAGTGGCATTTGCGTCACTCTGCCAGACTGTAAGAGTGAGAGCAAGGGAGCCCGTCACGCTCATTTCCGCTTCTTGCGCTTCTTGCGCAATGCTTGGCGCGTCTTACGAAAACTCGTCCCGTTGCTCTCGGCTTTTGCTCGTGCCTCCACGTCTGCTTGTGCAGCGAGCTCTTGCTCTGTCGGCGATATCCCCATTACTCGCGCAACGCTCTCCAGCATCTCTCGGCCGAGCATTGCGCGAGCGCGCCACTCAAAACCCGCAATGAGCTGCTGATGAACTCTCCGCAGCACTTCTTGGCGACAAAGGGCCAATCGGGCACCCACAGCGAGAGAAAGCTCTGGAGTCAAGTCGAATTCATCCATATGCCAGTTCTAGCCCGGGCTCGAGGTCGACGATACGAAATCTCGACGCCCGCGTCAGGGTTCAGCGTTGATACAGCCCCCTTCCCTAGCCTCTTGTTTACCCCGATTGGTACTATCGGGAGAGTGAGCCTATTCTATGTGCACTAAGACTAAGCAATTGGGGGTAGTTTGCCGTCTCACTAGCGCCGATCTGGGCTGCTAGGCGCCTACCTAAGGGCCTCGAAGGCGGGCTCGTGGCACCTGGAGGCTGCTAGCGGCCTCCAATGGGCTGTTTTGAACGCACCTAGCCACCCCCGTAGAGCTGGTTGCCCTTCAGAGGTGGCTGTCAGGCGCTAGGCGCCGTTCTTAGTGCTCAGGCGGACCCCTGCTGCCCTCGGGCGTTCGCACGCCTCTAGCGGGCCACCAGGAGCCTTCTCGAGGCTTAGCGTTTGCGCGGCGAATACCCGCTATCCAATCGAGCAGCGCCTCTTCGCTCTCGTCGCGAGGCTCGACGGGCAGAACCGGACGGATCTCGGGCCAAGCGCCAAGCAAGCGATACTGGTTGTAGGCCCAGACCTCGAGCTGCCCCTCTGCGTTGTGCCGCGGGCGACCTCGAAGCCAAGCTGGCGTCTCCCACCCGTAGGGTTGCGAGGTCTCGATCAGCCCGGCTTCGCGCATCTCGCGGATATAGCCGCTGACCGTGTTGCGATGCAGCGGCGTGAACTGGTGCGTGTGGTCTTTGCGTATCCAGTCACCAAGGAGATTGCGAAAGGCGCCTATCGGCAGCCCGAGGACCTTACCGTTCGTCTGCAACATCGCCTGGAGCGCGACTAGGCGCAGGCGGTGCCTGGCTGACGGCCCGTCAAAGTTCCGCACACGCCCCGTTGGCGTGAGCATGGCATTGCCTATCGCCTCGGCGACCCAGTCTGGGTTCGCTTGCCTCGTTGCCTCGAGAAAGGCGTCGTTGAAATGGTCACCCGCCAGCGTAGCCGCGAGACCGAATTGATTGATGGTGAGTAGCCGAGGGACGCCGCTACAAGTGGCTCTGAGGTGCAGAAGACGCGTCTCCTGCGTCACTTCTGCCTCTACATAAGCGAGTACATTCCGCACTTTCCGCGCTCCAACCACAGTGGGCTGGATATGCGTGGCGAGAATATAGTGCCCAAGCTCTATCCGCCGCGCGTGACGGTCGCGAGCCACCTTTGATGGCTTGCATTCGTCTGTATGTCGCGGTAGTTCTGCTTGCATGAGTCGAAGCGGTAGAGACGCTTCGTGCTCGAGGGAGAAACTGAGGCCGCCAAGCCTGGTCTCTCCTGCCCTAATTCAGGCCCCCATCGCCGAAATGCGGTGGGGGCTTTTGTTTTCGGGCCGAGCTGTATGTTTGTGGTGTCGCCGGGCATACCTGGATGCCACCGCGCCACACAAGCACAATCAGCTTGGGCTAGTTTCTTTTCCGCCGGATTGAAGGGAACTGCGTAAGCCGGCTCACAGTTCGGGCTTGCTGTCCGCGATCGGCAGCCGTACGCCGAGCGAGTGATAGGCGATATCGGCGAGGAGCCGAAGCACGTGCCGCGGCACGTAGCAGTTGTTCGCTCGGAGCTCGCGCTCAAACACGAGCTCGACGCGATGCACCTCAGGGTCTGGACAATCAGGACATTCTTGCATGCCTGACTTTACCAGCTCCTTGTCGTCGAGGCGTCGATGAACGCGACTCCAAGCCTTGGCCTCGACGCGCCGCCCCCGCCACCCGCCCCCGTTCTTCGCACCTGCGTGCTCGGTCTTGTTCACGCTTAGCCGCACTCTTGACATACATCTAGATACCATCTAGCTTGCACGGGTGCATACGATTGTCGCGTTTGTCTCCCAAAAGGGAGGCGTCGGTAAATCATCTCTAGCTCGGGCGTTTGCTCGAGAGTCAGCTGCAGCTGGGCTGGATGTCCGCATAGCAGACCTAGACACACAACAAGGTACGTCAGTTGAGTGGTCCCGCTCTCGGCTCGAAAACGAGTACGAGCCTACCGTGGCCGTCGAGGCCTTTGGTTCTGCTAAGCATGCACTCTCGAAGGCCCGCTGCGACCTGCTGGTCATTGATGCACCCGCACGGACGTCTGCCGGCACACTCGAGCTAGCGCAAGCCGCCGACCTAGTCGTGCAACCTAGCGGCGCGAGCCTCGACGACCTGCGCCCCTGCGTGCGTGAGTTCCTCGCGCTGCAGAAGAAAGGCATCAAGCCGAAGAAATTGGTCGTCGCTCTCACTCGCATCGCGACCGACTATGAAGCTGCCGCCGCACGCGACTACCTGCACGAGGCTGGCATTGTCGTGCTCGAGAGTTATGTTCCCGAGCAGGCAGCCTATCGCGCCGCTCAGAACAAAGGCCGGGCACTCACCGAGACGCCCTACGAGACTCTGAACCAACAAGCGGAGCGGTTGCTCCAAAACGTCATCGATCTGATTGGAGGCAAACGATAATGGCTACGGATATGACGATGATCAAGGGTAAGAAGAAGGCCAAGTCGCTCGGCATCCCGCCCCGCGATCCATCGCGCAATCTCTCGGCACCCGAGGTCGCGCCCGCGAGCGACGAAGACGAGCAAGGGCTGCCCGACATGCGCATGATGAACCGCAGCGCTCGGACCATTGCGTTTGCGACGAAGGTCAAGCCATCGACTGCCCGGCGCATCAACACGCTCGCCATCTCGCAGCGCAAGCGGATCGTCGAACTGCTCGAAGACATGGTCGACGTCTACGAGGCCCACGTGCGAGGCGAGCCGTGATCGGACCGGGCAGGTACGACGATATTGTCACTGAGCTGCGAGAGCGGCTAGGGGCACAAGGTGTGCTCCTAGTGGTGATCAACGGCAAGCGTGGCAATGGCGTCTCGCAACAGCTGGCGGCGAGATCCGAGCGAGAGGCTCATCAGCTGGCCGCGGCTCTCGCTGGCATCCTCACCGACGTCGCCAAGGGCCTCAGCGGCGAAGTGACGAGCGTGCTCGAGCCGAAGAACAAGGCGTGAACAAGAGCTGCCGCGCAGCTTTCAATCTCTACGGCGGCCATCACAAGAAACAACGGCAGAACTACACCCTCGTGCCTCGCGGTACCGAGGGTGTAGTCACGTCTGAGCAGGTCGACGAAGACGGCTCGGCGTTCGTCACGGCCAAGTTCATGATCGAGGGGCGCTTGGTCTATGTCCGATGCGCTTTGGCGGCAGTGCAGCTCGCGTCATCGTTGTAGGGCGTAAGCAATACACGCGGCACACGATAGGGATGCACGGGCTGGTCGCCGATGGCCTCGAGGTCTGACCAATCGAGCAGAGCGCCGCTCAGATGTTCGCCGAGCCACACGCGAGCACGGGCCGACTCGGGCGCGAAGCGGTGCCCGAACGTCGACGCGATGCTTCCGTCGCCGCTCAGGTGGTCGCAGATGTTGGGCACGGGTACGAACACCTCGAGCGCGTGCGCGTGCGCGAATGCCTTGAGCCGCTCGTCATCCCACGGTCCCCACGTAGCGCCGCAGAGTGGCTCGCGCGCGGCAATCCATGCGAGCGCATCGTCGCCGAGCTGCCGGGGCAAGACGAGGCATTGAACGAACTGCAGCGAGCGTGTCGAGGCCCATCGCATGCGTCGGGCGTGCGCAAGCTCTACTTGGTCGCGCGGCAGCCAACCAGAAACGATGTCGCGCGGTCGGAGCTCGACAAGCCGCTCGAGAGTGGTTCGAAAGTCGCGACAGACTGCGATGTCGTCAGCGAGTATCGCGACGTGCGAGACCTCGGGCTCGGCGCGCGTGCATAGCTTCCATGTCTCGCGCCATGCGTGCCAGCAGCCGAGCCGCTGCGTGTCAACATAGACGTGCACGGTGCCGCCGATGCGCAGGGCGAGCCGCTCGCGAGGTGCGCGGCGCTCATCGACGGTCATGACGCCGACTGCTAGCCCCACACAATACCCGTGAGAGCTGATTGATTCTCGGTCACGGCATCAGCGTACCAAGTGTTAGTGGCAGTGCTCGTGCCTTTTTCGAGCCACTTATAGGCGCCGACGCCGAGGGGCGCCGTATCGTTGAGATAGGCGGTTACCTGCACGGTGCCGACAGTGGTGTTCACCGTAACATTTGCTCTAGCTCCTGTCTGAAGGCCCGTGAGGGGCGTGGAGATAGCCACGGTGGCTTTATCAGTTGCGCTAGTGCCGGTGCTACTCACGATGCCGAGTAGTGTCAGTGCAATTGCATCGGTGGCTAAGCCAGCGATGGTGTCGATCTGCGCGTTGGCACTGCCGTTAGCTTGCCGATATGTGCCGGTTGAGTAGCTCCAGTCAGAGCTTCCTGAGAGCAGGGTAACGTTGGCTTGGATGCGATTGCTAACGTTCCAGATATCTATACCCGCGGGTGCCGTGGTCATTACAGACGATCGACGTATTTGATAGGTCGTCGCGCTACGCGGTCTGACGGTGCCGAGGTAACGACGCGTCGGATCGCCGGGCTTCACCCATACGCCCGTGGTTTGCGATAAGGGTGTTACGCGCGCGTTGGCGCTTGCCCAGTTGACAACCTCGAGGATGATTGTGGTCCCGTTCCAAGCAGCATAGACATCGAACGGTAAGCCCGCTGTTCGCGTTGCAAGCGCATATGAAGGCTGTGAGGTCGGTGCTCGGAAATACCATCGAGA